CGCATTGCGAAGTGCATCCTCAAAACTGACGCTTTCCAGAAAAGCAATGATGGCTTCCGGCACCGTTTCCTGACAGGTCTCCACATGATGATAGGTCGGGCGTATCACATCGCAGGTGCGGCTCAAATCGTAGCCAAAGGTCTGCTCCACATATTGTTTGATTTCCGGCTTGCTGTGGCCGGTGCGTGCCAGAAAAATCGCTGCCGCCGTGGCCTGTGCGCCTTTGATGCCCTCCGGGTGGTTGTGGGTGACTTCGGCGGTCACTTTTGCCATTTCCAATGTTTTGTCCAGCGTATCGAACAGCCAGCCCGCTGCCGACACCCGCATAGCCGAGCCGTTGCCGAAACTGCCATAGGGATTCGGATTTTCTGCGTGCAGCCACCGGCGGAACATCCCGCCGTAACCGGCATGAGGGTATGTTTCTCCCCAAATGCGCATCTCGCTCTTTGTTTCTTCAAATGTTCTCTCCGGGATGCCCTTACCTGCAATCAATCCCCGTGCCACCGCAACGGTCATGACCGTATCATCGGTGAAGTGCGATTTCTCGCTCAGCAGCGGAAAATCCTTGTGCTTGTAATTGTTGTGGTCAAATTCATTAGGATAAACAGGATAACTATACCAGCAAGGGTCTCCGGGCTCCTGCTTTCTTTCTGCTCTGCTGCGGTTTCGGGCATAATGCCGCAAAAAGCGTCATTCTCAAAAACTTTTTGCCACAAATTGCCAGATTTTACTTGACATTGTCCCTTTTAGGGTCTATAATGAGGGTACAAGAAAACGCTATGACCCAAAACGGGTAGGAGGATAAGAATATGTTCAAGAAAATCGTGAAAGCCATCGCCGCCATCAAGACCGAGAACGACCGTGACGATTGCTACTGGCAGATTGACCATGCGTTCGAGGAAGAGCGCATCTCCTTTGAGGACCACGAGCTCCTCTACGGTCTGGCCGGTATGGTTGAGGTCGCTTAATTTTTTTGCTTTCGTGTGTCCCTTTTAGGGACGTTAAACAAGCAGCGAGACCCGTTTCGGGTAGGAGGTTTTTATGGAGCTTTACAAGTACACCGGCAGTGTTGCCGTCATGACCGTTCGTTTCGGTAAGGCCGAGACCATCACCCTCTACGACAGCTACGACGACAGCGTCGCTCCGGTTCGTCTGGATGTTCGCGGTGCTCTGGCAGAGTACATCAAGCAAATCGAGGGCACGGACAGCGAGGAGCGGTACATGAATCTCGACTGGTACTACGACTTCAATATGCTGCTCCGGCGCATCGAGGTTCCGGGCGTCCCGTCCAAAAAGTTCCAGATGACCGGTGTCCCGGCCAAGGTCCTGACGCAGACCCGCAGCAATCCGGACGAGCTCGTCTGCTTCGGTTGCCCCGATTTCATCAACACGAGCAAGCCGGTCTCGATGGGTCAAGATGATTACCAGAACTTCCTCATGTGGAAGCGTGAGAACAGAGACTAAGGAGGTGCGCGTTATGACACAGGTAAGGTATTTCGGGTTCGTCAAGGCCGAGGAGCCTTGGACAGGCAACCAGTTCAAGGTGTACGCCGGGAAGAACGGCTCCACGTTCGGAAGCAAGGTTCCGGCCGGTTCCGTTGTTGAGTGCGGCTACAAGAGCACCAGCTCCGCCGACAGCGCGGCGAGGGAGCTGAAAGCCCGCTGTGAGAAGATGGGTCGCAAGGTTTTCTGCTGGGGCTACGAGAGCGTCGCAGAAGCGCAGTAAAGGAGGGTTCTGTATGAAGTTCATCCACATTCGCAACCGTGCGTATGACCGCTATGTACGAGAGGACAACGAGGTCTGCCTCGAGCAACGCATGGTCCGCATCAATGGCCGCTTCTGCTGGCGGTGGTGTGTGTACGCCGACTGCGGTGGGAACGTCGTCGAGATGTTCAAAACCCTCAAGGCTGCAAAGGCCGCCTACTCCGATGTGCTCGCCTGATGATGGCCCTGTGGCAAGGGTCGAAACCATTTTGCCATCCTTGGCAAGATGGTCGCGGGAGCCAAACCGCAAAGGAGTGTCAACTATGAAAATGAAGTCCTACAAGGCAACTTTCTTCCGCCACAACCCCCAGTTCAAGAATGGCGGTTACGTCACCGAGCGTAAAATTGAGGCCGTCTCGCTGCCCTCTGCTCGCAAAAGAGCCCGCGAGATTTCCGAGCACTGTGTATACGGCAGCATGGAGCTGCTCGACATCGAAATGGAGGCATAAGAGATATGACCGTTCTTGAGCGTTTGAAAGCTGCCGGGTATGACCCGGCCGTGTCCCTGTTCCCTGACAGTATCGGGAACGCCGGTTCCATGGAGTGCGAGCGCATTCAGATTCGCACATTCTTCTGCCGTCCTCGCGAAAACGAGGCCGCCATCGGGGTGACTGCAACCGCGATGACCCATTTCTCCGACGGCTCGACCCGTCCATACCCGGACGGCTGGCCGCGCAGCCTTGAGGCCAGCGTCACGCTCTACTTCGCTGGCGACGCGGACTTCCATTATTTCGGCAACGTCGCTACTGACCTTGTCGGCTCCGATGCTGAGTTCCGTTACAGGCTCTTGAGCCGTTGCATTCAGGATTGCAAGTATTTCCTCGGCTGCGGCTCGCGTTTCAGCAAGTACCTCTTGGGCTGCTGCGTTGAGAATCATATTCAGGCCATGCGCATCCTGTGGGACAGCTTTTCCGACGACGAGAAGCCTGAGTGGACCTCTCTCGAGGAGATTGAGCGGTTCAGCAAAAAGATGCTCGAGGAGGAAATTTACTGATGGCTGCCAAAAATTTCGAGCTGTTCCTTGGGTGTCTTGGCAACGGCGTCACGGTCTGTAACTCCGCCGTGATGGAGAACGGCGATTTTAAGATGGTCGCCCACATCTCCGTCGAGGGGAAAATCACTTGGTACGTCAGCGAGGACTATCCGCCTGCGGATGCTCTCGCAAGCATCCTGGCCTGTGCAGAGCAGGAGCGGGTAAAGTACGAGGCATGGCTCAACGGCCTGTCTCCGGCCGCGCGCCGGGAGTATCAGCTCGAACGGCTGCCGCTCCCCGAGTTTCTGCAGGAGCTCCGCAAGGCAAGAGAAGCAAAGGAGGGAGCCTAATGGCCCGCGATATTCACGATTACGACAGCCTCAAGGAGGCGTACAGTGACCTGCTCATGTTCGAGCAGTTTCCCGGTCCGGTGCATAGCGAGCGCGTCTAGGAGTTCGTCATTCAGCTCAAGCGCGACATCCGGGAGTACGTCAATCGGGATTCTGATTACCACATCGTCCGCGACGAACTTGATTCTTTCGTTGAGCTCGTCGAGCTGCCCGACTACGCCTCTGACTACTCCGAGGAGAGGGCTCTCCTGTGGTTTAAGATGTATCGCTCCTACCGCCTTTTCGACGAGCCGGGCTGCGGCGGGCAGTTCTTCACCACCGGCGTCAAGCTCTTCCGCCGTCGTGGCCGCTGGTACGCCTATCATTTTGTTTCGGTCGATATGTAAGGAGGTTCGCATGGAAATCAATATCACATACAAAAACCCGGAGCACGAGGCTGCATTCCTGTCTGAGCTTCAGCGGATTCCGCGCATCGTCAATCCCGAATCCGGGCGCATCAATCCGTATTGGGGCGCGTCCCTGTATCTGCTCTCCGCGCTCACGCGCTGGCCGGAGCTCCGCATTGCCGTAATTGGTGAGGACTACATGATGTTCACGGCCGCAATGGAGGCTTTCAATTTGAGCCAGAACGAGCGCATCGTCGTCGAGCTGGCTGCCAACTTCTACAACGCCGGTCTATGGGAGATGCCCGGTTTCGAGATGGTCTACGCCACCTGCGACACGGCTTTCACGCTCATTCTTGAGGCGTTCCGCCTGCGTCGCGCAAAGCTCTTTTACAAAGATGGGGAGGTGTCCGCAGAATGGGAAGAAAGAAAATGAGCCTACGGCGCGCCGTCGCCATCCTGCGCCTTGTCGCTGCGGATGACCTGTCCTCCGGGCGGGCAATCGACGGGCAGAATGAGGCTGCTGCCGTCGTGCTGGAAGATTACGAGGAAACAAAGAAAGAGCTCGCGGATTGGGTGAATGCTTCTCCCGAGGAGCTTGCCGACGTCATTGCTGGGATGTAAGGAGGCCTGTACCGTGGCTGCTGTCTATCGGACGTTGTACGAAAAATATGAGCAGAACGACGTTTTGCACGTCGGGATTCAGGAGGTCGTCGAGGCCGAAAAGGAGATTGACACGTTCCTCAAGTCTCTCGACCGGGACCAGCGCGACCAGCTCGATACGCTGCTGGGGCGTCTGTCCCGTGCCTACGAGATGCAGGGCTTTCTTTTTGGCGGCCTTGCCTCCGGCGCAAAGTGGAACGGCAAGACCGCTCCCGAACCGGGTGACGGCTACGGCCGGAGCGTCCGGGCTTATCACGGCTCAACGCTTGCTCCGGTCTGCCAGATTGACCGCAAGACGAATCAGGTCATCCGCGAGTACCCGAGCATCGCCGCTGCTGCCCGTGCTACCGGTCTGGACGACAGTGCCATCGGAAAGGTGTGCAAAGGAAAGCTACCCCACGCTGGTGGTTTCCTTTTCCGGTACATCGAGCAATAAATCTTTCATAGGTATGCAAAAATATTTCAAGAAATTGCCATTTTGCTCTTGCTTTCCACGCGCTTGTGTGGTATAATATAGTCAGTTGAGGGGGTCCTCCTCAATGAGTAAGGTGGCAAGGCCAGAAAGGAAACAAAATGGACGACGAAATGAATACCGCTGAGGTGCTTCGTGACGAGGCAAAGGAGAACCGGACCCGTGAAATTCTCGAGCTTATGCGTAACAGCAAAACGCTCGAGGAGGCCATGGAAAAAGTAAAAGCCCTGCTCAACAAGTAAGCAGGGCTCTCCGATGAAGAACAAAGGCCGATGACGGCGGCCAGAGTTCTGAAATGCCGGGGGAGTGAGAAACAGCTTGCAGATGCCTCACTTCCCCGGCATTTCTATTATATCAAATTCAAGGGGGATTTCAAGATGGCAGCTTTAACGCCTGTTGCCGCCCGCATCACCGGGCTGCGTGAGGCTCGCGGGTTGACCCGCACCCGGCTGTCGCAGCTCTCCGGCGTTCCGCTGCGGACGCTCGAGGAATGGGAGGCCGGTCGCCGTGTCCCGCGTGACGTTTACCAGATTCATGCCGTCGCTGCTGCGCTCGGCATGAGCATTGAGGATTATCTTGGGCTGTAAAGAATCAGGAGACCCGACGTTGTGCCGGGTCTCCCTTTTTTGTTATTCGGGCATAAAGCCGTAACCGGCCTCAAATGCCGCTGCTTCTCGGAGGTAGGCAACGTGGCCTGCTGCGCGGTCAATGGCGTCGCGCAGCTCGCGGTCATCGACCAGCTTCAGCAGCTCGGTGAGGGTGCCCTCTGCCTGCATGATTTCGCGGGTGTCCTGCGGGTTGACCTGCTCCATGTAGAGCTCGTAAATAGACTGTTCCATGCTTGCCTCCTATATGCCCGCCTGCGGTGGAGCCGCTGCTGCGCATATAGGATTTGCGCCGCGCGCGGTTCTTCCCGCTGCGGAGATTTTGGAGCAGCCAGTGGTGACGGGAGGGCTGTTCGTGGTCCCCGTGTAGCCCTCTCCATCACCTCCCTGTGGGCCGTCTCCCGCAGGCTGATTTTAACTTGCTGGCAATTTGCTGTAATGTTTTCGGGGTGCTTTCTCCTGTGTCGAGCCCTAGAACGTCACGAGCAAGGCTCCGGGGCCTCGATTTCGGGCTTTTGCGGTCTGACCGTAAAGTTTGCCGCCTAGTCATCACGACGCTTTGCAGGTCTCCGCAGGAGGCTTTCGCCACTTGTCGGGTCATTTTATGCGTTCAGCTCTTTCTCGAGCTGCTTGATACGTTTCTTCACGGACAATCCGGGGTTGAGCCGCAGGCCCTCTCGGTAGGCGTCGAGGGCTTTCTGCTTGTAGCCGCTTTGGTCGTATATCTGGCCGAGTTCCTTGTAGGCATTGGAAAGCTGGTATGTGGACATCTTGGGGTCCCGGGCTGAACGGTTCAAATAGCCTACCGCTTTCTGTTCCACCTGCTCTGTGTAGGCCTCTTTCAGCTCATCCATGCAGTTCTGTGCCTTTTCGAGCAAGTAGTAGGGCGACAGCTCCGCCCGTTCTTCGTACTGCTCCAACGTCTTTGCATCCGGGGTCAGGTCAAAACCATACTTCACACGCTCGTTACCATAGTAGACCCAAAAGCACTTTTTGTCCTCGTCTATGTACAGGTGTGTCATGCCTTTCCATCCGGTCTCGATTGCGCCCTTGTTGATGACCTCACGCTTTTCCACATCAATGATGGCAAATGCTCCGCTGTCCTCGTCGTTCTTGGAATTGTAGGCCGTCTGAAAGATTGCGTACTTCGCGCTGTCCGAAAGAGAGACCGCGTTCGCAAGCGATTCTGTTTCGTACACCAGCTCCGGGGTAAACGAATCATCCGTGATGTAAAATCTCTTTTCCCAAAAGCAAGCTATCTTTTTCAAATTTGTTATGAAATTTATTTCAAGGCTCGGCTTTCTGGCGCACCATAGTCTTAGCTGCTTTCGCACCTCGTCTACCGGAATGCTGGCCGGGTCTACGAATCGCGCATCGCTACTTGTTGCCCCCCCCCCGAACAGTTGTTCGTGGGTAGGGGACACAGTTGTGTTACCCATAACTGTTGTCCTCCTGTCCTTGTGTTGGTGTTGGTGGTCGTGCTTTTATGATAGCACCTAAAAGTGACAATGGCAACGGCTTTCGCACCAGCGATTGCCAAATCGCTGAATATAATATATCCTCTACTATACTCTTCTTTACTCTACTCTACTTTGTCGATTGTTTCGCCGGAAATACCCGGAAATGCTGTTTTCAGTGTATATCCGCGCGGATATGTGCTCAAAACGGTATTTCCGCTCCGGTTATCCTGTTTTTCGTGGGATTTTGGGACAATGGTGTGCGCAGTCTCCTGCGACCCTTTTATCAACTTTTTCCACCTAGTTTTCCACTTTTCGGGTCATTCCGGTTTTTCCGGGCCGTTTTTCTGCGGTTATCCACGGAAATGATAGAAAACGTATCAAAAAGTGCTTTTCTGTTCCGAAAATGCTCGTTTTCGTTAATAACCGCGCCGGAAATGCTGTTTTAAGTGCGTTTCCGGGGAAGATATTGCAAAAAACGGCAATAAAAAAAGAGCCTCCCGGCCCTCTTGTGTGAGGTATACCGGGAGGCTCATGCTGTTATAGGGTAGCTGCTGGGGCGTCCTTAGTGAATCTGGTTCTTGACGTTCTCGTAGGTCTTATCACCCTCGAGGGCAGCCTGCGTGAAGCTGTTGTTGTACCACCAGTTGATAAGGGCGGTGACGGTGGTGATGCCGGTGGTGACGAGCTGCTCCACAGTGGTGCTCTCGATGGGCAGCGGAGACTTTCCGAACGCGCTGAGAATCTGGTTGGTCAGTGCCAGCAGCAGGGCGGCAGTGCGAGCAATGGTAGCAGCGGAAATCTTGTTGTTGTACTTCATGGTCTTGTTCCTTTCTTTTATTCGATAATCGCTTTGATGCCGCAGCGAGAAACCACTTCCCGCTGCGCGTGTTTGACCTTGGAGGCATAATCTAAGGCCGCGTGCATATCTCCATTGCAATGTGCATCGGGAATACGCTGCACGGCCTTTGCGGTGGCCTCACCTAAAGCGATGGCCGCAAGTGAGGTTTCATAGATGCAGATTTGCAGCTCCTCGCGGCTCTGCTCGCGTTTGGCCTCGGCCTCGCGCCGCTTCTTGTCCTCCTCTGCGCGGGCTTTCTCGCGCTGTTCGATGCGGTGCTCAATGAGCCACAGACCAAAGGCGAAAAGGCCAGAGGGGATGCCTGCGGCTACAAGAAATTGCCACGGTTCCACTGGTATCACCTCCTCCTTCACAGATACTTGTCTGCGCCAGACAGAACGGTCCAGCTCTTAGGACCGCAAATGCCATCCGGGACGAGGCCGTGCTTGCGCTGGGCCGTCATCAGTGCCTTTGTGGTAGCCGGGCCGAAACTGCCGTCGTGCGGGATGCCGAGGAGCCGCTGCAGCATAACCGTAGCTGCGCGGTTAGCGGCTCCCTCGCAACCCTGCTCGATGGTCGGCAGGACAAACTTGTTGTAGGTGGTGCTGGGATACACGCCGGGCTGGACGCAAAGCCATGTAGCCTTGCCTCCGCGCGTGTCGGTGTGGACAATGGCGGCCTTGTCGTGCCAGTAGATGCCGACCGCGCCAAAGCCCTGTGCGGCCGCGATGATACCGAGGGCAACGGGGTTTACGCTCCGGTCCCTCGTGCGCCAGTCGGCCGCAATGCCGTAGAGGTGGCGGCTTGTCCGGCTGCCGCCCACTTTCGGGTCTGCGTTGTGCTTCACGCACCGGTAGCCCGACGTAACCTTGATGGCCTTGCCGAGCTTGGTGCGGATGGTCTGCATCTTCTGGACGAGCTCCGGGTCAATCATCTGCGCCGTGCATCCGCACGGGCAGGCAAACTCGTACCGCTCGAAGTCTGTGGTGATTTTCGTGTGGTCGTTCGGCTTAAAGGTAATTACGCTCATTCTCGACGTCTCCTTTGTCGGTCTGTTTGAGTACGGAAAATTCTGCGTGTACCACCGCGCGGGCTGCTCCGTAGCCCTCCGGCTCCCCGCAGTTCGTTTCGAGGGAGTATTCCTCCCACCGGTCGAGCAGCTTAACGGTGGCCGTCAAAAGCTGTTCGAGCCTCTCCTCGCGGTTCATTGGCGGCTCCTTTCAGCGGCTCTCGCCGCGCCGGAACAGGGTGTAGTGCGGATGCTCCTCCCCAAACAGCCAGTATCGCAGCCAGTCATCGAGGACAACGGCCGCGATAGACACGAAAATCCACAAAATGCCGAACGGGAGGCAAATCTGCCCTTTGTAGTTGAACGGCATCCCGGAGTAGTCCCAAACGCCGAGGCCGAGCCAGACGTTGAGAATCATACCGGTAACGAGCTCCGCTCCTGTCACGATGGCCGAGCCGAGGACGCCCTGCCAAATGAGCGGGGTGTCCCACTCAAGCAGGCCCTCATTCAGCTCACCGAGAATCAGGAAAAGGAATCCGCCGAGGACAAACATCGTCCAATGGCTATGTCCTCTGAAAAGCACCTCGAGTCCGAAGTACGCAAGCCCTCCGAACACAAAGAGGGTAGCAGTTTTACATACAGAGTTCCTTGCCATTTCGGTCCTCCTTAGGCGGAGAGCTTGTTGATGATGGCCGTAATCTGCGCCTGCGCTGCGCTGAGGATGCCTTCGACTTCCTTTTCGAGGTCCTCGGGAAGGGTACATCCGTAATAGATGGAGCCGATAACATTCGGGTCAGTCTCGCGCTTCGCCCACTGGCGCAGCGCATTGCAGTAGGTCGTCTGTTTGGTGACGAAGCTCTTGTATTCGCTGTACAGGGTAATAATGTCTGCCGCGCTGTACATAACGCACTTGCCGCCATCAGGGTGGTAAGGGTATTCGGACGCGCCCAACGTAATAGCCGCAAACATCGAGTCGATGTTCGTCTGGTCGTTGGGCATCAGCGAAAAGTGCTGCGTGCCGCCGGACAGCTCCACGTCGATACCAGCATAAATAAAGTTCTGGCAGGTTTCGGAGGCGTCGTCCGCCACCTTCTGCGCCAGAGTGGGAAGGTCATTTTTCTTCCATTCGATAGCCATACTGTCCTGTCCTCCTTACTGGAAAGCGCCGGTGACGGCCTCAATGTAGCCGCTCTCGCCGCTGGCTCCGCGTGACACACTGATGCGGAAGTTGAACGCCGCACCATTCGATGCGGTCTTATTGCTAAAGACAATATTTGTCCCCTTCTGCACCTCGGTCGTGGCGTCCTGCCAGACCGGCGACGGGTCGTTTGCGTTGTTCGTGACCTCGGCCTTGAATGTGGCATCATCGGGGATGCTGCCGGTCACCTGCAAGACCGCCACGGTGATGTCGCCGTCCACAGCCAGCGGAGTGGTCAACGTCACAGTGGCGCTTGTAACTTTCTTGGTGAACGTGGCGTTCAGGATTGTGCTTTCCTTGCCGTCGCTGGCGGTGATCTGGATGGTATGGGAACCATTCAGGATGCGCCGGAAGCCGTCGGCGGTACTGCCCTGTCCGAAGGTCAGTGCAGTACCGCTTGCAATGCCAGTGCGGGTGTTGGTGGTTTTGCCATCCAGCTTTTCGGTGACGGTCAAGGTGTCGCCGTCGGCGTCGGTAACGGTATAGTTGAAATTGAAGGGTGCATTCTTCTCCCCCAGATTCGTGGAGTTGGCGTTGATAATTGGGGCTGCGGTCATGCTGGCCGTGCCGTCGTCAGAGACCCAGAGGTCATAAGGAAGCACAAAAGCGGGTCTAACGCCCTGATAATTTGCCGCATTCCAGTTGGATGACTTTCCTTCAGAAGTAACGCCAAAAACATTAGTAATATTATCGGTGTGCGGTCTCCGAGTCCACCAGTTACAAGCAACTCCATTATAAGTTGCAATACGCTTTTGATTGGCCTCATCTGTGGAAGATCCAGCCAAGAAATAATCCAACTTACCACAAAGCTCACCAGCAGCACCTTCCAAACCGACTTCATAATGGGACAAGATGAAGATTTTCCTGTTAGTTGAGCTCGAGTTGACCGGAATCGTCACCTTTTTAATCGAAGATTTGATTTTTTCATCGATAAGCGGGAAAAACTTATCATTCAGCAGCTTATCAAGGGCAGAATCAATATAGTAATTACGGTACACGCTATTGACGCAATAAGTTGAATAGATATCCTTCATCAGGCACCATGTGCCAGTGCAAGATTCATCATGGTCGCTGGGCAAGCCCTGATGCACAACAATAAAATCAGTAGATACACCGTTGATCTTGATTTTGACAATATCACCGACAGCTTTTGTGCCAAGTTTTACATATGCCATAATTTCACCACCTTAAAATTCAATTCGTGCCAGCGTATCATTCCACACGCCGGTGACAGTCAGCCCATCAAGGCTGCTGAATGCGGCGCTGAACGGGTTCTTGGTGACGTTCGTGCCGAACTTCAGCTCAATGGCCTTGATGCTGGCGTTCATAGCTGCCACACTGGCACGGATGTCGCTGTGGGCGTTCTCCGCACCGTTGTGAGCGTCCACGGCTGCGCTGATGCGCTGGTCGGTCTCGGCCTTTTTGTAGCCGTCCACTTCCCACCGCTGGCTCTCGGTCAGGTGGCCGTCTGCATCCAGCGTGGCAATGCCGCCCGGAATGCCGATCTGGCCAGTGCGGACAACATCTTCATCCGGCGCCTTGCCGGGGCCTGCGTTAAAAGAACCGTATGCCATTTAGGTTCCCCCTTCCTGTGCATCCGTGTATTTCACGGTGCTTGTAATGTGATACTGTGCAGAAATTTTCTCGGTCGGAGCTTTGGCGGCCCTCAGCCGCAGCTTTCCTTCGAGGCTTTCGGTCGCAATAAAGCCCACCGCACCCGCCACATCGTAAAATTCCGGCAGTACCGTAACATCCACAATGTCGGTAGCCAACAGGCCCGCAATGGGGATGTCACAATAAAAATAGCCGGGGGAGGAATCATCCTCGCCCCAGCCATCGACCGGAATCGTAAAAGACACCGCAGCCGTGACATCCTGCTTTTCGTGCAGGATGTCATCGGTTTCCTCGAATCCGTTTGCCGTTGCTTCGGAAAGGTCTCCGATTGCGGTGTTGCACTGCTTGATGTGGCTGCAAAGCGCGGCAAGCCCTGTGCCCAAAAGCGTTTTGATCTTCGCTTTTGCCATAGAGCTTACCTCCTCATGTCTTAGTCAGCCAGCAGAGCGGCGATCTCCTCTGCGGAGAAGTCCTCCACGTCCTCGTCGTGCAGAACATTCTCCGGCTCGGTGTACACGACGACTTCCTTGCCGTCGATGTTCACATTGCCGTTGGTGGAGCTGGCGGCAGTCTTGGTTGCGCCCTCAGAGACACCGGCCAGCTTTTCGCCCTCGGCATCGCTCATCAGGCGCTTGCCAGCCTCGGCGACCACGAAGTCTGCGGGCTTCTTGCCGCTGTCGGTCAGATTGCCCTCGCCATCCAGCGTAGCAAAGTTGCCGGTGGTGGCACCGGTGACCTTATCGGCCTTGCCGGAGATGTCCACTTCCTCAGGGGTGGGAACATACAGACCATCGTCCTTCAGGGTCAGGATGTTGCCAGCGGCAGCGGAAACATTGACCTTGACATCCACCTCATAACCGGCGATGGTAACGGTGGTGGATGCATCCTTGCCGGTAGCCTTGGCGGCGTAGGTATCGACCAGAGCGGCCATGTTCAGGAAGCTGTAGGTGCAGTTGTCAGGGTGCTGGCCCTTAACAGCCAGCACCATGACAGGCTTGCCGTCCAGCTTGGGGTCGGTAGCGCCGGGGTAGGTCGCAGCATCGAACTTGAACTTGGCCACGAAGGTGGTCTTGGTCTGGTCGAGGAACAGCTCAGAGGGGAAGTCAACGGAGAAAGCAGCAGTGCCGCTCTTGTCGGTAGAGGTGTAGAAGTTCACGGTATTGCCGTCAACGCCAAGAGACTTGATAGCAGCGTTAGCTGCGGCCTGCACAGGGGTAAAGGCGCCCTTCTTAACGAAGGTCTTCTTGATCTCGGCGGTCAGGTTGCGGATGGTGGTCTTGGTAGAAATCTGCTTAGACATAATAGTGTCCTCCTAAAATTATTTCAGCATATCAACGATTTCCTGCTGCGTTTCTTCCTCGTTCAGCAGGTCTTCGCTCGTCATAACGGTTTCTTTGCGGACAGTCAGCGCGTTTGCGCTGTCAAAGTCAAGGCCTTCGCCAATGCGGACGGCAATAGCGCCGCTCGCGTCACGCTTCAAGCCCTGACCGATGCTTACGCTACCGGTTTCACCCGAACCACCTCCTTTCCCGAACAGGGTTACGGTCGCCTGAATATCTGCTTCCGGGATGCGCTGAGCGAAAAATCTGATGAAACCATCATGCGTTTCGCACCCGTTCAGGACGCCCGCTTTGGTCGTAGTATAGAAGCTGCCGGGAGATACAACGCCAACGGGTACAAGCTCGCTGGTGCTGTCCGACAGTTCTGCATCATAAATGCACTGGTAGTAATCCATACCGCCAGCGTTTTCGTAATCATCCTCGCTGCGGGCGGGCTTCCACCCGTCAGCCGCAAGGGTGAGTTCGTAGGAGCCATAGTAGCCACCGCCTGTGCCGCCGTCCACCTGTTCCTTGATAAGAGCCTTTACCTGTTCTTCGTTCAGGATTTTCCCGGATTCAGACAGGTTCTTCACGGCTGCGCTGACCGCTGCCGTGATGGTAGTCGCATGGGCGCTGGCGTCGGCGTTGTGCTTCTCAATTTCGGCCTTGACCAGCTTCATAAGTGCCTGTACCTGCGGGGCCACTGTAAGGCTGATATTCGCTTTGTTCGACACAGCCAGCAGAATGTCAACGTCGAACGCAAAATTAGCGTTTGTGCCACTCGCGGGAATCTCGACGCCGCGCTCGTCCTGCATAAGGAACAGCAGGACCTCCTCCCCGTCGTTCAAGCGGCCGAAAACGCCCACCTGATGCATAAGGTAGGCGTCGTCTCCGCTCTCAGTATGAACGCTGACCTTTCGCGCGGGATGCCCGTCGTCGTCCTCGATGGTCTCAATGCCAAGCAGCATCAGTTCGTGAAGGTCGCCACTGACCGTAGTTTCTTCCGAAAGGTCTGTGTCAGCAGAGCCAGTACCGCTCACAGCGCGGGTAATCGTCAGCGCGCCGCCGGAGAGAGATTCCGACAGCAGGGCGGCACCGGCGGCGGTGTAGTTAGACTTTTCCCAACTCACGTTGTCTGTCCTCCAATCTTGATTGTGATGGTTTCACGCGCGTTCGCAGGCCCGCCAGCGGCAAACGCCCGCGCGCTGATTGTTTTCGGTCCGATGGTTCCCGGCAGCTTAACAGAGGCTTGCATCCGGGCTGCCCGGAGTGCTCCCGTAGCATATGCCGTCGCGCTGACAGCTCGCGGCTTAATAGTTCCCGGCAGTCGCACCGTGCAAGAAATTGTCGTACCGAGCGGAGCGGCTGCCGCGTATGCTGGCTGTACATCCGGTTTGTAGCTAAGAGAAAGTGACAGCGCAAGGTGCGCCGGTATTTTTCTCAGCAAACACTCGATGATGTCGCTCGAAAAGAAAGCTGATTCATCCGGTGGCGATATGAAAACGTAGATTCTGCCCTTGCTGAATTTGACCTCTGGGGTGTCTCCGGTATAGCCTCGGACGAGCTCTTTTATTTCAGGCGCGCCAATATGGTTTGCGCCAACAAAATACGACGCTACCAGCTTGCGCCGAACCTCAAGAGTTCTGTTCTTGTTCGGTGCAATGTCGAGAAACGCTTCCATATCGGAGAGTGCAGCTGCGTCCATCATCGAGATAAAGGTATCGTTCGCTGCTGCGTCAACGCCTGCCTCGATTTCGTCGAGCTTTCCTCCTGCGGCACGCCAGATGGCGTCCATCTCAAAAACGTCCCGGTAGAATACCGGGTAAAATGTTTTTAGCTCATCATATACGCTTGGAAATCCATTAGGATACAGGGTCGGTTTCACTGACGTTCACCTCCCCTAAGACAAAAACCTCCTCTGTTCCGGTCTCGACGTTTGAGGTCTGACCGTTAAAGCGGAGGTTTTCGTAGTCCAGCACTCCCGTGAGGCCATAAATAGTATTTCCGACCGTGCTGATACGCAGGGTCGGCGTTTCCCCGTCGTTCGCCGAAAGATTGATATTCTTGACTTGTGCCTTGAGTGCAGTCTGTGCTGCATCCTTGACCGTGGCAAGGTTTCCGCCCTTTGCCAACGTGACAGAGAACGAAATATCCACCTTTTTAGCGGTGGCTGCAACGGCCGTGAAGTGCGCGCCAATATTGGCCTGCCCTTCCCCCAATCCGGTTCCGCCCGGGTCGATGTACTCCTGCACACGCTGCACGACAGCGTCCGATGCCGGTCCTCCCTCCGTATCAATAAGAACTCCCTTGACGGTGTTCTCTCCTGCCCAAAGAGGGATGATGCGTGCGCGGCCGACGCCAGAAATGCTTTCGCACCACGTCTTATAGTGCTGGCGGTTTCCGTTTTCAGCCGGGCCCGCAATTTTCTCCTGAACTCGTTTTCGGAGGCTCTCGTCGTCCTCCTCGTCGGAGCCCGGCTCAAGTTCCTCCGCGATAGAACAGGCTGTGAGCTCGCGCAATGTTTCAACCGGAACGACCGCCGTTCCGGACAAAATATCATTTGACGCCGTTCCGGTTTCCTCCGCTTCAATATAGAAGCCAAGGTCATCGTCCTGCGCCAACACAAAATATTGCCCATCGCAGAAAAAGCGTGTCCCGAGTTCCGGGAGCTCGCCCTCGTATTTGATGCGGTACTTTGCAGCGGAGGCAACCTGTCTATAAACGCCGTTTTCCTCGGCTCTCAGTGTAAGGTAGTCTCCGGTCGCTGTCACCAAGAACACCATCTCGAATACCTGTTCAAGGTCTGCGTAGTATTTAGCGATTTTGAAAGCGATACCAGCGACAGCATCGTAGAAGATGCTGCCCTGCCGCAGGTCGATGCCATCTGGCGCGCGGCTCAAGATGTCCTCTAAAACCTTGTCATAGGTCTGGGCTTCAAACACCTTATATCACCTCCTCGACCTCTGTGGTCCCATAAATGGTGTCAGCTTTGAAATGCACGTTGCAGTAGTCCTCGTTGAACTCAAACTCAAAGTCATAGACTTTCAGAATACGACCGTCACAAAGGAGTGCATCCTCTACAAGCCTCGGGATTTCCGACTTGATAAGCTCCTCCGTCGCACTCTCGTCCTTGATGGTGTCCTTGATTTCGCTGCCATACTGGTTGTCGTACACAAGGCAATGGAACCGAGGCGTAAGAAGCGCTTTCTCGATGTATTGGTTGACAGCCTCGAGGCCATCAACTTTTCCAACGATGCGTCCGGTCTTGAGGTCGAGTTTATAGGTGAGCGACGGCTGCTCTTTCTCCTCCTCAATGCCGGATATAGCGATTGGAACAAAAACTCTGCTCATACGATAGCCCTTTCGAGCGCAATGTAGCTTTTGCCGTTGTTGAAGCGGAGAAGATACACGGACTCTCCAACCTTGAGCGCATTGTAAACCGTCATAAGCGCTCCTTCGATGACAAAGGTTTGCAACGAATGGATGTGAGCGCTCGCTTTGGAGCTCTCAACCTTGTGGTAGTCTCCCTCCGGCTGGTCCTTTGCTCCTTCATAAGGGCATCCGATTATGCCAGAGACTTTACCAGAACGGGAATCCAGCAGGTCAAAGTCGTGCCCATGCGCTCCACCGATATGGGTATTGCTGTCGATTTTTCCGCCAGCAAGAGATATATCAATGCGGGTCTGGTAGTCGGTAAGGTTGCGAGGGACAAGAAGCGCATTACCAGAGATTTCGAGCTTTTCGTCGTTCTCTATCTTGATGGTAAGCGGACTTTCGCTTGTAACCGTGCCGACCACAATGCCACCATCGTTCGGGAGCATAGACATAAAGAGCTGCTTGAAGCTCGTTGCCTGTTCCGGGTCCATAGGCTCCTCCTATCCGATTTGACTGGCGTTCACCCATCCATACACGGTGCTCTGCTTGTCCGTGTGGATGATGTGATACGGGTGTTTTGCGTTCTTGCCTTTGGCAATGGCCGTTATTTTAGCAGGGCCCGCTTTTGGGCTGTTGGTCGGAGAGGTCGCGGTGGACGCCACATACTGCGGGCCTCCGGTAAACTGAACCTTATCTCCGACGGAGTGCGCGTTCTTTTTACTCGAGCTGCTACTCGTTTTGACTTTCCGCTCCGTGTCCGTCGCCATGTTCATGGTGAGGCGCATTGAATGGTAGTTTCCCTTAAACGTGTGGGTATCTTCGTCAACATAGTAGCTGTTCGAGATTCCGAGAGGATTGATGATAATGCAGACTCCAATGCCAGAAATCACGTCCGGGATTCCGAGAGCCTCCACATTGAGTGACTTACTCGGGAGCTTCTCCTCCGCCAACATGGACTCCACCATGTCTGCGAGGTTTGCCTCCTCGGTATTGCTGTCGGGCGTCGTGATGTCCTGCATAATTCCGATGGTTTTCTCGAGTTCCGTGTCAGCCTTTTGGGCGACAACTTTGTCTTCTTTCGACAACAGCTTGATTCTGGTTTTCACTTTCTCGATACTGCACGAGTAGTCGTAGTTTGAAAGGTTACTTCCCGCTTCAACCACCCACTGCAAGATGCTGTCTTTCCGCTTAATCAGGCTCAAGGAGCCGCCAGTGGAAGTAACATAGTATCTGATTCCGGTCGCCTTGAAAGTAAGGCTCAGAGCATCAAGAATCACGTCACAGGCCGTTGTCTTTGCTTTCGGGAGTTCCGAAATCACATAGCCCGTATCAGCGACATCCTTGTATGGAATCTGGAATCTGTTGCAGCAATCTTTGAAGATGTCTGAAGCCTTTTTCTGTTTGTAGTTAAAGCTGTCTTTGTTGTTCGACAGATAAATACCAACATCGTAGGCTTTAATGGTCATGGTCTTTTTTGCGCTCTGCTTCTGCGACATGATGATGCCGCGAAAAAGTTCTTCGCCCTCCCAATAGAAAACACAGTGATTTCCCTTGGTAACATCAATGCCGGAACGGGCGTGTTTCCAGCCGTCATCGTCGATAAGTGAAACGGAAAGAGAGCGTGCCGGAGAGCCCTTGCGGCCGCTCCATGTTACGCTCTCGACCAGTTCGCTCATGTCGTAGGTGGTCTCGTCCTTGGTGACGAGAAATGTAATCTTGCCCATTACCTCACCTCACGGGAGCTGCAACACCTGTCCGGGATAAATCAAGTTTGGATTCTTGATTTTATCCTTGTTCAGTGCATAGATTTCGTTGTACCGGCCGCCGTCTCCGAGGGCCGTTTTCGAGATGTTGTAGAGGCAGTCTCCGGGCTTTACCGTGTAAGTTTTTGCCTGAACGCGGTTATCTGTCCGGGTCGAGCTCTTAGAGACGGTCGCCGTCCCAGCAGAATCAACTTTGACCTGCCTGACCTTGACCTCTCGGTACTCCTTGAGCTTGATTTTGTAGTAGATGCTGTCCGGGTCTCCGCCCTGCTCATAGGGCTGTAATGTTTGGATAGCGGCGTAAAAGTTCGCGCTCGTTCCGGTAAGGATGAGGTGAGCTGGCTTGTCGCTGTTCTTCCACTCACACAGCTTTTGGAGTAAAACCTTGGGCGAGGTAATGCTCCGGGTTTGAAGTCCCGGGAAATAGGTTGCCGGGAAAAAGCCGTCCCATGAAACCTCAACCGCTGGACGGTCTTGCAAGATAATAATTTCACCGAGGCCGCTGATGGTGACGCTCGTGTTCTTCGTTCCGAGACTGACGCTGAACTTCTCTGGCAAAACAGGAAATTGCATTTTTTCCCGCTCGCCGTCGTGCGTAAGCCAGAGCTGCCGGTTACTCTTAAAAATCATACGCAAGGTCTCCTTCCTCAAAAATCTCGCCCTTAATGATGTTCATAAGGACCGGCTTTACATGGCGTGTCAGAACATCGAGGATTGTCTCCTCGTCCGCTCCGGTCGCGTCAATAGAACCGCTGCCGTTGATTTCAAGGATGATTCTTTTCTCGCTGCGGTCCGCTCCCCCTTCTTCGGATGGAGCGGACCGGCCACCAGAACTAAACGCCGCAGAGTTTTCGGTCGAAATAGGCGTCTCGTCGCCTCCAACCGCCGACAGGATTTTTTCGGTCTCCTGCGCGGGGAATACTTCGGAGCCTCTTGCTCCAACAATAAGCTCCGGGCCCTCCTCACCGGCGATGTAGACGTCCTCCGGTGCGGACAGCGTGCCGTTTGCATGGCCCGAGACTGTCGTGCTGGGTGTGGTGCTCAGGTGAGCGGCAGCCGCGTTTGCGACGGCTTGCGCCGCGCTCCCGGCCTCGCCAGTCATGGAGCGGATAGCATTGCAGTAAGCCTCAATGGTAGCTTTCGCTGCCGCTGCCGCCTCGTCGGTCATCTCCATTTTCTCGACCGTGCCGACCATCGTCTGCTCAATTTCGCCCATCTTCTCGTCGAAGTCGGTCTCCATCTTGGCAACGCTGTCTGCAAAGGCGTCCTTCGCCTTTGTGGTCTCCTCGAACTTAGAGTTAAATTCGTCCACGAACTTAGAGGCTGCTGCGGGCATACCCTCGGTGCTGCCGCCCAGTTTCTCGATATTCTGGATGATGGCGTTGATGTAGCCTGCGCTTTCCTCGCTGCCATCGCTCAACGACTTAATCAGGCCATCATCGAGGCCGTATTCTGCGGCCTTTTTGAGGTTTTCAGAGTAGAGGTTGAGGTAGTCCGTCTGGCTCTGCATGGCCTTTTCCATGTCGCTGACGGAAAGCTCCGACGAGGTTTTCATCGTGTCGAACAGACCGATTTGGCCCTCTATGCTCTCGCGGGCGGACTGGTAAGCCTTGTCGTAAGCTGCGGTCAGCTCGTCGAGAGCAGACTGCGCGGAGCTCGTAGCCATGCTAACAGCTTCGTCATAGGTGACGGTCTGGTTCTGCGCATCCTCGACCGCCTGCGCGACGCCGGTCCACTCGCTTTTGATGTCGGCGATGGTCTGCTGGTTCTCGTCGTAGGCAGCTTGCAGCTCCTCGAGGGATTTCTTGTACTCGTCGATGTCGGAGGTCCATGCAATCCACGGGCTGTCCTCTGTCCAGAACCCCATACCGTTGACCCAATCGCCTGTAACATCGTCCTTCCTCATGCCGCGCCGCTGACGCTCTGCATCGAGGTTGGCCTCCGCTTCGGCAATTTGCTGCGTGAGGTCGGCCTGCTCTTTATACAGGTCAACGTAGGTCTGCATTTGCTCCGCCTTGCGCTCCTCGTCAGCCTGCGCCTTTGCAGCTTTCTCGAGTGCCTCGACGGTATCTTCCACGCTCGCGGTTACGCCGTCGTAGGTCAGGCCGAGGCCCGGGACGTCGGCGTTGAGCTGGTCGATGATGGCTTTCATCTCCGTGTAGCTCGCGGTGGTCTGCGTGTTCTGCGAGGCCAACTCCCCGAGCCGCTGGGTCAGGGCCAGTGTGCCGAGCTCTTGGTCCTTGATGCTCGAGGTGGAGCTGTTGTAGGCGTCCATGACCTTGTTGTGGCTCTCGACAAGGCCGTCGCACTCCGCCACAAACTCCTTGACGGTCTGCCGGTTGGTTTCAAACTCGTCGTTGAGCTGGTCGAGCTGGTAACGCAGGCTGTTGGCCGCTTCGGAGTTCTCGCCGTACTGCTCACAGGCCGCATTGTACTGGTCGTTCAGCCTCTGCAGCTCGTCGTACTGGTCGCGGCAGGTAGCCGTCATGCCCTCGTACTCGTCGCTCTGGGTAATCAGAACTCCGGTTAGGGTGACGGCTGCCGCTGTGACAGCAACGATGCCTGCGGCCGCAAGGACAAACGGGTTAGCCGCCAGTGTCGCGGTGAATGCCTCCGTCACAAACTTCGCAGCCGTGGTGGCAATGTTGTAGGCAGCCAGCGCGCCGGTGAATCCGCCCACGCCAACCGCAATGGCCGAAATAGCCGCTACGACGGCCGGGTGCTCGTCCACAAAATCGCTCATGCCCGCAAATACCGAGGTGAATCCCTCGTATACCTGCGTGAGCGCGGGGTTAAGCACGTCGCCGACAGAGATTTTCAGGTTGTTGAAGGAGTTCTCCATCCGCTGTTTGCTCTTGTCGGTCGTGTCTGCCATCGTGGAGTATGCCTTTTCGGTTGCGCCTGCGCTGGTACGCATGGAATCGAGGACGCTGTTGTACTTGTCGGCTCCTGCGTTGAACAGAGACAGCGCGCCGATACCGGCCTCTGTGGAGCTCCACAGGGCGTTGAACGCGGTGCTGTCTCCGTCTACCGCATTGCCCAGCATTGCCATCACATCGCCGAGTGAATAGCCCTGCTCCATGAGCTGCGCAAAGGTCTTGCCGGTGGAGTTCAGCAGGACCTCCGAAACGTCGCTGCCTGTGTCGCCGAGCTCATTCAGCATCGATTTGAGGTAGGTGCCGGATTCTGCGGTGGCGATACCGTTGGCGGTTAGGACGGCATAAGCCGAGCTCAAATTGTCCATCTGGACGTTGTAGGCAGACGCCAGAGGAATGACCTTGCCGACGCTCTGCGCCAGTTGGTCCACGCTCGTTTTGCCAAGGTTCTGCGTGGTGATAAGGTAGTCGGAAAGCTGTGTAGCATCCGACGCCGCAAGCCCGTAGGCATTGATGGCTGTCGTCAAGACGTCCACGGCCGTAGTCGCCGACGTAAAGCCGCCGACGGCCAGTTTGGTCGCGGTTCCTGCAAAGGACGCCGCATCCGCTGTATTGACGCTGGCGGAAATGGCCTGATAGGTTGCCTCCGCCATATCGCTGGCTGCCTCGCCGGTCTCATTGGAGTAGGTGCGCACCTCTTTCGAGATGTCACTCAAGGATTTCTGGCTTGTGTCCGCGATAGTGGCGACCATTGCGGTGGAGGTCTCGAACTGTGCGGCCGCTTCGGAGCAGTCAAAAAAGCCATTTTTAATCTCGTTCAGCGTGGCGGCAATTCCGGCCGACGCAAGGACGCCTTGCAGCTCCTTGATGCCGTCGCGGCTCTTTTTGCTCGATTCCTCGCTCTGCTTGCCAGATTCCTCGGATTTATCACCGAACTTCTCGACTTCCTCCGAGGCTTTACGAGCTGCCTCCGCTGCCTCGTCGAGGTTCTTCTCGGTCTCAGTCGTTTTTTCGGACAGATTCTCGGCAGAATCGGCCGCCTGACCGGTGGCCTTTTCATAGTCCCCGATGGCCGAGGACAGGTCATCGACGGAATCGGTAGCGGTATCGGCACTTTTAGCGGTCTGCGTGGCCGTGCGAGAGACTTTGCTCAACGCTCCGTCAGCCGCCGTGCCAGTGTTCTCGAACGCTTCGAGCGCTCGCTCGCCGCTCCGGGTCATTTCGTCAAACTTGGAGGAAATCTCGTCGATGGCCTTGAATGTAACTTTCAAAGTCGCCATAATGTCCTCCCGTCACCTTACCGGATTGTGTCCCGCCTGCACGGGTGCGCAGACTCCTCCTGCTCGGAGGCGATGTAAAAGAGCTTCTGTCTCCGAGTCATCCGGTCGAACTCCTCCGGTCGGAGGCCGTGCCGCTGCCACAGGACATGGGCCCAGTACGTCTCGCTGCCCGCGCTGCGAATCAGTTTTTTGCGTCGTCGATTTCCTTTTCATCGGCCTGCTTCTGCTCCTCCTCGGAGAGCTGGCCGCCGATACCCAGCAGGGCCATAACAACGCGGGTGACATGGGCGAACTCGTCTGCGCGGGAGAAAACCTTCTCCGGCATCATGGTGACGTCCACACAGTTGTAGTATTTCATCAGCTCCGGGTCGTTCAGCTTGGGGTATTGCAACGCCTCGACGATGATATGGCGGGTGGCCTTTGCGTTGTCGCGCTCGTCGCGGAAAACCACATTGCCGCCGCTGATATACGGATTGCCCTTGCCATCAAGCGCGATGCTCCGGGTGTGGTAAGCCTCGTTGATTTCACGAATGCGCTCAGAGGACAGGACCTTGACTTCGAGCTGAATAACCTTGCCGTTCTCGTCCTTGAAGCTCTCCGGGGCCGGAACGGTGACAACCTTTTCAACGTCAGATGCTTCGCGCATGAAATATTTCAGGTTCTTGCTCATAGCTTTTCCTCCAAAATAAAAACAGAGCCCCTCCGCCTTGGAAGGGCTCTGTACTCGTGTAGCCGACATGGATGCCGGTTACATCAGATAATATCCTTGATGTTGAATGCGATGGCGTCATCAACAACGCCGCTGCTCTCTGCGTCCAGCGCGGTCAGAGGCAGGTCTCCGGTCATAACGCAGCCGACGCAGGTCAGCACGTCAGAGCCGTGGGCCGCATAGAAATCCGAGTTCGTGTCATCCATGATGCCCTGAATAACCAGCTCCGGAGTCGCGCCAGATGCCAGATACTCTTTGATTTTCGTCTTGAGCCAGTTGGTCGTCCTGCGCCGGGTCATATTGCCGGTGATGGTCGCACCAATCCAGCGCGTGGAGGGCGTTTTCTCGCCGAGCTGGCGGCCGGTCCACGTTTCGGGCGTAAAGTTGACGGTCATTTTCACGCTGTCCAGAACTTCGACGCCGTCGATGAACGCATGGCCCTCACGGAGGCTGATGGGATTCTTGTTGTACTGCATAACTTACCTCCTGTTCCTTTAGCGGGTCTTGACGGTGAAGTACAGCTTCTCGGCCGAGTCCACAGGCTGGATGGCAACAATGAAATAAACTTCATCGCCACTACTCAGACTCTCGTCGATATTAAAGTCCGCGTCATAGTCCACGTTCTTGATGGCCCCCATTTCCTCGTACTGCTTGAGGATGGTCTGGCCGATACCCTTCATAACAGACCAGCCTGTCGGACTATTGTCGTACTTGTTGGGCGGGAAGTTGTTCTGGATGGTCTCCTGAATGGAGTCCAGCACACGGATAACGCGGTTCTTCCGATAGGTCTTGTCCTTCGGCTTGTTGAAGGAAATGAGGGAGTTGATGTCGTATTCGATGATGACATTGCCTGCCTCGGAGTAGGAGAAGAACATCTCGCCGTTATTGATAGCGGCAATAGCTGCTTCATTATCCTTCGGGTCCACAATGTCGGTCGCGCCGTTGTACAGCTCATAGGTATTGGACTTGACGCAGCTGGCGGCTGCCGTAATGCCTGCGATAAATGCGCAAGCCTCCGCGTGGGTCAATTCCACGTCGTCCACAACGACCGAGTTGGTGACATTGATGACACCCTCGTGGTCGGGCGTCTTTGCATCAGGCAGGACGGCGTTCACGCCCTTTCCCATGCTGTCGCGCATATACTTGATTTTGGTGATAGCTGCGGTCTGGAGGGCCGTCTCCGTAACGGGGAAACAAAGCGTGTTGAAGTGGATGCCCTCCATCTTATCAACGAACGCCGTCACGTCGCCGTTGGAGCCCGCTTTCTTTTCACCTCCGGTCAGTTTGAGGCCCGCAATAGCGGTCAGCTCACCAGTGCCGGAGAAAGTAACCAGCTTGTCATCGCTGGCGGCCTCCTGAAGCTCCTCGATAGTCTTAACACCCTCGTATACAGCGGTCGCATCTGCGTCAAGATATACGGCAACATCAAAGCCTCCGGTAGGGTTTTCGACGACCGAAACATGAATATCGTTACCGCGAGGACCACCATATTTGGCCTTTGTAGTAAGCTGTTCTGCCGTGCCAGTTGCGGCCGTGCCATCCTCCGTAATGTAGACGATGACCTTGGAGGCCTTTTTGAAAGCCTCACGAATAAGCAGCATGTGCTTCTCGGTCGTGTCGTACACACTGCGGCCGAGCTCCACACTGTAAGCATCCGGGGCTGCTGCCGTCAGGGTGATGGGCGTCTTGGCGGGGCCAAAATCGTAGCCAATCAGAGGCAGCAGCACGATGCCGCGTTCGGAGTTGCCGACAACGTCGTTGCGCTCGCTCTCGAAGTTGATGTATGTACCCGGCCGCGTCTTGCCAGCCAGCTTATCGTATTTACCACCTGCCATTAGACACGCGCCTCCTTCCCGAGCCAGTCATTGATATGCTGCTGCATTTCATTGACGGTGTATTCGCCGGTCATGCCAGCCGTTGCGCCTGCGAACGTGCTGGCCGAGACGTTAAAAAGCGTCTGGCAAGCCTTTGCCAGACGCTCAACAGGGAACTTCTGCGCGGTCTGTGCCGCGCTCGCGTTCTTCTCTGCCATGCAGATACCTCCTATTCAGTTTTCTCCTCGGCCGCTTTGAGGTCGAGGCTGTAGTGCATTACCTTCTGGCAATCCACCCTGTTGTACGGGCGGCGGCTGTCCCAGTGGAGTGTGAGCTGGGCCGTGCCTGTGTCCAGCCGTTTCACTCCTCCGGGGTCTTTGAGCCGCACTCCGCCTCCTGCTGCTGCTCCCGTCTCGTCAATGAGCGGAACCAGCAGGCGGGCTGCGCAGAGGGCGTTCATGGCCACTGCCGCGCTTGCGTAGGCGTCCTCGTCCGTGCTGGCGAAAAACTGGATGTACCAGTCATATTCCACCGCATAGGACGCGAACGTGTCGCCGAGAGGTGTGAGCTCCGGCTGCGGAAAGAAAACAGAGGGGACGATAAATCCCTCCGGGATGCTCCAATAGTACGGCGTAATCCCGGGAACCGAGTCTAAGACAAAGCGGATAACGCTTGCGATTTCCTGCTCTAAGGCAGCCATAGGTTTCACCTCACAAAAAATCCTTGAAATACTCGTCCAGCCAGCTTTGCAACTTTCTTTCGAGTATCTCCGGGAAATTTCTTTCAAGGATTCGGATGGCACTCTCCCAATAATGGGAGCCCTCCACCCATTGCATTTTCAGGACCATCCCGGTCTTTTCGCCCGGGGTGTAGATGAAGCGGTCCTTTCCGTTCGCCTTTTCCCAGTGTCCGGGAACAAAACGCCTCTCCACTCCTTTCGGGTTGGTCCAGTGGCCGTCATTTACGAACTTGGCATACTCGACGTTCGTGCCGACCTCAAGGGTCAGGCCGTTCTCGTCGAGCGTCCAGATGTTCTCTTTGTCGCCTTTTTGGAAACTGTGGAGCAGCAGCCGATAGTCCAGCACGTTCCGGCGAACAATTTCATCTTGCAGAATGCGAAGAAACTCAATACCGAGGCCCTGTAAAAATCCGTTCAAAGACCGCTTAAAATCGCCCTGCGCGGCCGTTCCGAGCCGCTTCACGAAGTTTTCGAGCTCTACTGTGTCGAATGTCACCTGCGCCATTACAATGGCCTCTGTTGGGCTGTTCGGTATATCTTTACCGTCATGTGATGCCCTCGGATGTTTCGCGGTTGACCTGCGGTGTATTCGAGCCCTGTTTCGCTGCTGACGATTTTGTCGTTGAGCCTGATGTCCGTTCCTGCCGGGAGTGTGAGCTTTATGTCGCTGTCCATATCGTTCTGCGGTTGCTGCTGGGCGATTTGGATGGACGCGCTACGCACTCCGAAATGGCACGGGACTTCCTCGAGGTCCGGCTGTTTGGGGTATTTGAACTTGGGGGAGCCGGGGAGCCCGTAGCCGGGGCTCGTGCTCTCCTGCTGGGTGTGGTAGATACTGCAACGATGGTCAAAGAAGTCCTCAATAGCCATTGGCTCAGAGGCTCCTTAACCGCATCGTGACGCCGTTGAGCGGCTGCACGACGACGTAATCGTCCAGCAGGCTCTCCACGCCCAGTTTCCCGACGTCTATGATGCTGCTCTCTGCCGTGTAGGAGTAGTCGTCAAAGGTCTCGCTTTTGAGGCGGACTTTGGTCTGCTCAACGGCATTGTGGGCGTATGCCTCCGCGATAAGGAGGACCGCCGTCTTGACATTCTCAGGGATTTCGGGGTATTTCTCCGGGTCGTCGAATCTGTTGTTGCAGTAGTCGATGACCCAGCTCTCCGCCCGGGAGATGTCAATTTTGAGCTTGCTGTCGGCGCGGTTCTTTACTTCCTCAAATTCTGTGTACTCTTTGAGTTCCTCCGGCGTGACCCACGGCCGTTCGGCCATTAGTCCTCCGGGTTGATGATGGCGGCCGCTGCGGCTGCATCCGCCTCATACTCCTGAATCTTCTGCAAAATGCTGGCCTTAGTGGTACAGCCAGTCAGGTCGATGCCGTTGTCCTCGGCAAATTCCTTGAGCTCGTCGAGCTTCATCTTGGAAATGTCGGGGACTTCCACGGGCTCCTCGGCGACGGCCGCGACGACCTCCGCCTTGTCCTTGCCGGTGGTGTCCACGCCCATCTCGTCGGCGAGCTTGTTGAGCTGCTCCTCGTCCATCTCGCCGAGGAAGTCGGCGTCCAGATGGCCGGTGACGGTGTGAGCGTCAGGGAGAGCCTCGAAATAACCGCTTTCCAGCAGTGCGGCATATTTCTCGGGGTCGTCCACAAAGACGTCAGGATGCGCCACAGAGGCGCGCACAACGCCATCATAGGACAGGCCCTTAATCAGTCTAAGGTGCATAGCGTCCTGCCTCCTGTCAGATGGATGCCAGACCGGTCACAATGGCCGTTGCGTCCAGCTCCTCGACCAGCGTGTCGAAGTCGAAATGCACGACGTAGAAACGCTTGTCCTGATAGATGGCCTCCGGGCCCTCCGTGGTCTTGCGGATGACGACGCCATAGGAGTTGACGACCACGAGGTTCTTCGGGTCGGTCAGCATGATAACGTCATCGGGCAGGGCCGGGACCTCGATGACGGGGACGCTGGCGGGGTTCTCGACGCGCTTGTCGGTGATAATGCCGCCTGCGGTGACCGCCTGATTAAGGATGTAACGCTCCCATTCCTGACGGCGGTGGGGGGACATCAGCCAGCGCAGAGAGCCGTTGTTGAACTTGTCGGGGACTGCGCGCAGGCCCTTGTAGAACACGTCCAGAACCATCGCGCCGGAGTTGATGCCGGACACATCGACGACATGGCCGCCCTCCTTGAACTTCTTGACCCAGCCGTCGTTCACCTTGAGGAAGTCGGCGTCATCAACAGTACCCAGCTCGGTGGCCTCGCCTGCGTCAAATGCGCCTGCGGTGTGGGTAGCGGTGTACTGGTAGACCTTGTCGTTATACGCGACGAGGTCGCCTGCGGTGTAGGATGCGGAGGAGCTGAACTCCTTGACCTTGGCGAACTTCTCGTCGCCGTTCAGGCACAGGTCCTCGCGGTCGCAGCCAATCTGACGGGTCATCAGGTTGGTAACGATGGTCTCGTAGTTGGAGCCCTCGATGTTTTCACGCAGGGTCTCCTCCGTAATTTCCCACGGCAGGCGGACGGGGGTGCAAGCGTATTCCAGCTTGCCATGCTTGACGCCGGAACGATAACCGTCGTCCGTGTTCTCGGTCTTTTTGCGCAGCAGGCGGCGGCCGACGCCAATCTTGTCGATTTCGCCGGTCTTTGCTTTGCGCAGCTCATGGCGGACGAGGCCGCTCAAAGGAGTTGCCTCAAAGGTCTGCTGAATGAACTTCTGCGCCTGCTCCTGGTTCAGCGCGCCGCCTGCGGCCAGACCGGCGGTAGTGATGGTCTGACCGGCAGCGTTCACGATTGCCTTGTTGCTTCTCATAGTCATGGTGCTTGTTCCTCCTTACAGGATGCCAGCGAGATAATGCGGCTCGGACTTCTGGACGGGGTCCTCCTCCGGGTCGCCATCATCGTTCAGGTTGGTCGGCAGGCCTGCGGCCTTGCGGACGGGTGCAACAGCCTTTGCAACAGCCTTTGCGACGACGTCGGCCACGTTCTCTGCGGTCAGCGGCTCCGGGGCCTTTTCAGGCTCCTCCTGCTGGCCGAGGGCTTTCTTGACGGCCGCCTCGACCATCTTGCCAACATCCTCTGCGGTCAGAGCTGCGGGCTCTGCTGCCGGTTCTGCGGCTTTCTGGACGGGGTCGGTCGCGGGCTTCTGCTGGGTTTCCAGTGCCTTGGCGACGGCTGCCGCCACGGTATCTTCGATTTCTTTCTTGGTCACTTCGGTTTCCTCCTGTTCTTCTTCGGGGAATTTGTCGAGGAACTCCCCGAGGTTGGTGTAGATGGACTGCAACGTGCTGCGGTTGGCCTTGCTCATGGCCTTGCCAGCCTTGACGACGGCGCGGCTCTCGAGCGATTTTGCAACGGGCTGCCCCTCGGTGAGCAGCGCGGTGACGATGTTGTTGAAGTCGGTAAGGGCGTCGCGGATGGTATCCTCGTCCGAGGCGAACTCCCAACGGTCGTTCACCCAGTTGTACCGGTACAGAACGTCGTTGAGGGCGTAGAACGCGGTCCAGAAGTTGTCGCTCTGGCTGCGCTTGGTGTAGTTGTCGGCAACTTCGCCTTTCTCGACAACATCAAAGCCGAGGGCGGCGGCCATTTTCTTAACGAGGCCGCGCATACCCTTTGCGGGTTGCTGCTCCTCCGCCTTTGCCACTCCGTCCTCGGGCAGAGGGTCGTCTGTGTCGCTGTACTTTCCGACGCCGCCCATGGAAAAGCCGGTGATTTCGCCTTTCTGGACTTTCTCGAAAATATCCGGGTCGTCCACCTCGACGGTCATCATCCATGTGCCTTTCTTGATGGCCTGCTCGCCGATGCTCATATCGCACGGAGCGACATAGCTTTCGACGACGGCCGCCTTTTCGAGCGGCTCGAACGAGTGCTGCACGTCCACCTGATTGCCGTTCTTGGCGAACCAATACGCGGCCTTGGTGATTTCCTGCTCCGTCATGTAATTGCCGTGGGCGTCCTCGGTGAGGGGCTCATAGACAATGCCAGTGATGTAGTGGCTGTCAGCATCCGCGTTGACGATGCGGCCGTAAGAAGCAAAAGAGGCGGAGCCATGCTCCGCCTTGGTGATAAGAAACTGTTTCTTGTTGGCCGCCTTGTCTACGAGGCTGACGAAAGAAATTTTTGCATCTGTGATGGCGTATGCTTTCTCGATTTTGCTCATGGTTTTCTCACCTCCTCTCTACGCCCCTAGGTAGGGCGTCTAATGGTCGGCTGCTTGTCCTTGCCAGTGCGCTCAAGGAGCGCAACGTCAAAGGGCTTGCAGCCTATATCCTCAAGCGATGAATAGAACCAAACGACCATATCATCGCACTGAGGCTCGTCTACGATGGAGAAAATGCGCCGGAGCTCGTCCTCCGGTGCGTCTGCCGGTGCTGCGCACCACTTGACGATGCGCAGTCTCCCGGGGAGCTGGTATCTCTCGACCCGCTCCACATGGTACTTAGGCTTGAAAAGTCGGCAAATGATTGCCGACACGATGCAGTCAAGCGTTTTCCAGCTCATGCGTAGTCCTCCTCGTTGATGCCTGCGCGCGCTTTGTTCTGCGCGTCGAGCTCTTTTTCCCACTCCCCGTCGTCCTCCGCGATGGCCTGTGCTTGGAGTGCCTGCCGCTCCTCAAGGGAAAGGCCGAGGACCTCCTCGCTTACGACCGGCTGCAAAAGGCAATGGCAGTTGACGCTCTCTTTCGGCGGGAGGCAAATGTCTCTCGGGGTCATGGGGTAGTAGGTATTCCCGTCAGCTCCAATCAGAGTGAACGGCTGGTCTTTCGGGACGCGGACGCCGTCCATATCCACATGGTTTTGTCTCGGGTCGTTCCGGTAGGTTCCGGTGTGTTTCCACATCTTCTCCTCAACAGCGGGGCTCTGGATGTAGCTCTCGAGCTGCGCGTAGCCGTGCGCCCGGAGCACCTCTGTCAGGGCCACGCGCCGCGCGCGGTAGCCCGGGGAGCGGATGCCGCTGTCTGCAATGAGGTTTGCGACGTCGTTGATGCCCTTGCCGTCGTCGAGGCCCTTTTTCAAGACCGCCTCGATTTCGGTTTCTGTGTCCAGCTTCATAATGTCGGCGAGGTTGCTGCTCCACGAGCTTATCCAATCGGTTGTCCTCTTGGTAAGCTGCGTGACGGTGAGCTCCGCGTCCGTTTTCTGGACGTAGGCTTCAACATACGTCGGCATGATTGTGGAAAGCTGCTTGTGGAATACGTCAAAAAGGTCCTGCGCCAGCTTGCTCTTTTTCTTCATCTTGGGCCAGTTGTCCTTGAAGAACGTCTCGAGGTCGATGGCCTCGGCAAGCTGGGCGAGTAGGTCGTCTGCGTTGTCCTCGAGGAGCTTCGTCACGACCTCCTCGATTTCGTCCACGGTGTCAAGGCTCTCTTTTGCCTTGAGGTAGCCCTCCATCGTGAGCTGCTCGTACAGGTCGTTCTCTGCTTTGGCGAGGTAGGCGTCGATGGCCTTGATTAAGGGACCGCAGCGTAAGCACTTCACTCCGCGTCGCCCTCCTCCTGTTTCATATCAACCAGCAGGCGGCGAACCTCTTTCATCACGGCGACGAGCTCCGTCTCATTGGCGGCTGCCGCTTTCTGAATCTGGCCCTCGAGCTGCTCCTCTACGCTGGGCGTACCCTGCGGGGCGTTCTGCGCTGTCTTTCCCTCCGGCTGTGTGTTTTCCTTGCCGGTGGAAGAACTGCCATTCTGCGCCACGCTGGGGCTATTTCCTACCATTGCTGCGGCTGCCGCCCGCTGCTGCGCATTCGTGAACGCGAGTGGGATGTCGCCCCATTCCTCGGGGAAGTCCTCGGAGGTCTCACCGAGAGCCTTGTACAGGACGCTCTTTGCCTTGTTCGGGGTGAGGCCGCCCGCGTTGTTGCAGACGGTCAGCAGTTTGTACAGGTCGTCGGGGTTGGAAACATCCGGCGCACGGAAGAACACCTCGACGTACTTGAACTGGTAGCAGTTGAGTAGCCGGTTGTTGATGGCCCATGCCAGACGCCGCCGCTCCGGCTGGAATACCTGCTTTTCGGTCACTTCCATAGCCGTCTGTGCGGTCGCGCGGTTGAAGTCCGTTGTGTAGCCGGTGTAGAGGTCCGGGAGCTGGAACGCACTCTGCACCTTGCGCCGGTTGTTCTCGAGGTAGTCTTGGAAAAGCTCGTCCTTTTGCAGGATGGCGGCAAGGTCCTTGACCTCGACCTCCGGCCGGTTCTCGGTATTGAACCCGGTACGGTTGTCCGCTGCCTCCGTTTCCAGCACCATGAAACTGTGCTGGCCCGCCTCGCCTCGGATGCCGTTCATGTACTCCTTGAGCTTGTTGAAACTCTCGTCCGTCAGGCTGCCACCTTTCACCATAATCAGCAACGGCGTGTGGCGGCCGTTCAGGAAATAGTTATTGTTGAGGCCCTCCGCTCTCCGGGCTCCGTCTACGGTCAGAATCGAGCCAATCCACCGGACCTTGCCGTATGTGGCCGTTCCGATGGCGAACTCGATTATTTCGTTGGCACGGCTCTTGAACTCGAGCTCGTCAACGTACTCGCCGCTCGTCGGGTCCATGATTCGCGGGTCTCCAAATTCCTTGTAGTAGACCGTCTTGCCGTTGACGGTCTGCTTGTACTTGCGGAACTTCCTCATGCGGGTCTCGGTGTGGTCCCGGTGGAAATACTCCACCTCGACGCGCGGGTCCAGCCTCCGGCTCTTTTCCACGCTGGGGGTGTCCTCGATGAACTCGAGCTGCGTGACGTTCCCGTCCATGTCCCGGATAACCTCGGCATAGGCGCAGCCGTAGGTTTCCCGGGCTTCCACGATGTCCTCAAAGAGCTCGTTGCTCTCCTGCTCCATGTTGAGCATATCGACAATCTCGGTAGCGCGGTCCCACTCTGCTTTCATCTCCGGGGTTTCGTCGGCGTCGGCAAAGTCGTCTTTGTAGCGGATGTCGATACCGAAACCGGCGATATTGGACTTGTAGGCCCGGATGCACTGGGGGATGATGGTGCTCTCGTCCACCATGCGGGAAAGCCCTCGGAGGTCGAACGGCGGTTTTGTCCAAATGCCTGCTGTGTATGCCTCCTCCGGCGAGATTTGCAGGGAGCCGTCTGCTTTAACGATGGGCTTCATCCCGCTGCGCTGCTCCGGGTCGTCCGCCTTAACGATGCGGACGCTTACCCGCTGCTGGGCGGGCTGCTTCTTGTCGCTCACTTCTTAACGTCTCCTCTCCTCTTGGGTTTGACCGGCAGGCACAGCAGGAGGATGCAGTCGGCCTCGTCGGGCGAGTGCATCCCGCGCTTCTTCATGGCGTCCTTGCTCTCCACGCGGATTTTTGCGTCGTCGGTCATGGAATACTTTCGTGTGGAAAGCTGGCCGACGAGGTCGTTATCGTTCGGGAGAATGAGCTGGACGGGCTTCTGTACGCCATCCGGCGTCTGCGGTGCAAGCAGGTTCTTCACGACGCTCATCATGTAGGTGGTGGTGTCGTAGTAAAAATCATGGCGGATGCGCTGGCCGAAGTAGACCGGGATAATATCCATCCACCAGAACCGCTCCGGCTGCTCGCGCTTAACGCGCTTGAGGCGGTCTGTGACGCCGCCGCCGAGGCCGCTGTCGTCTATCTTGATGGGGATGGCCTTGTCGAACCGGTACTTTTCCATGAGCCTTAGGCCGAGCTCCATAATGTCGTCGGCCGTCTGCATAAGGTCCTGTCCGCTCTTGCGCTTGTAGAACACGGCCTTTTCGTCCACCTTGTAGCCGATGACGGTGCGGTCGTCGCCGTAGCGGGCAACGTCGCAGCCGATGTCGATGCGGGCGGGCTTTGCCGGTTCCGTCCATTCGGTCATAATGGATTTTTCGACGAGCGGCAGGGGAATGAAAACGTCGTTCTCCTGCCGGGGGAACTCTCCGGCCACGCGGACGCGGAAAACGTCGGAATCCTCGCCGTACATCTGGATGATGGTTTTAACGAAGTCATCCGAGACGCGGCTGCTGTTCCGCCCGTCCACATGGAACGTGGTGTAGCTGCCTCGGTTCTTGTGGTGGCTGTCATAAAAAAAGCCCGACAACTGCGTCGGGTTTCCACACATGAGCAGCCGCGCTCCGGGCGTCGAAAGTGCGCCCAGCACCGGCTCAAAAACCTTATCGTCCACGCCGCTGGCCTCGTCGATGATGTAGAGGATGTCGTCAGCGTGAAATCCTTGTAGCGCGTCCGGTTTGCTGGCCGTTCGAGCTACTGCGAACCACTCCTCGGGGTACTGTTTCATGTAGACCTTTTCCTTTGTCCACGTGAGCTCCCGCTCGAGGGCTTTGTTGTTGCGCAGCCACTTGCTTATCTCCGCCCATAGAATATCGAAAAGCTGATGCTGCGTCGGAGCTGTGCAAGGGATTTTTGGGAACGGCCGGGTTGACATGAACCAAATAACAGTCCATGCCTCGACCGCGCTCTTGCCGATGCCGTGGCCGCTGCGGACGCTCGTCATCTGGTTCTGCGCCACGGAGTTCAGGATGGCGCGCTGGTTCTTGTCCGGCGTAACGTGGAGCAGGTCCTCGACAAAATCAGCCGGATGGTCTGCGTAGTACAGGATAGCCTCTTGGGTCATCATGTCTGTTCTCCTCGTTTCCGGTTCTCGTATGCGGCCGCGATTTCATCGGCGAGGGAGAGTGTGGTCTCCTCCTGCTCCTCCGCCGTCTTACCTCCGGCCGTGACGCCAGCCTCCTCCATCCGGTTATCCCGCTCAAGTTCTGTGGCCTTGTCGAGGAACTGGATAATGTCCTTTGGCGTCATGGACCCGTCCGGCAAATTCTTGAGCTCCGCGAGGGCTTTCTCTTGGAGCTGCAAGGCGATGCCGATGTGGCGGGTCCTCATTTTTTTGTACTTTTGGAGTGCCTCCTGTCGGGCTTTATCATCCAAGTGGTTGTCATACGCTCGGCAGCGTTCTCCCCACTTTTTCTCGCGGCTCCAACGCCCAATAAGCGTGTAACTTTTGGATAACTTTTCAGCAACGGCTCGTAGGCTCCTGTCGGAGCCCATATCTCGGTAGATGGCAAATGCCTCGTAGGCCTGCGCGCTTTCGCCCGGTTGACGCTCCCAAAGGTCGTCTTTGGTCCTATTCGGCATTGTCCTCCTCTCCTTATCTTTCGCCGTTTTTGTTCAAGATTAGGTCATTCTTCGAGGCCAAATACCTTTTTGTGGTACTCCGTCTTTTTGGCGAGCTCCTCCTGCATCAGGCCGTAAAAGCTCTGTTTGGCAATCTTGCGCCCGCTGCCCGCGCTCTGGTTCAGTGTCTTGAACGGTCCCCCCGTACCGACCTGTTTCATCTTCTCGGTCGGCTCCGGGTTCTTGCCGTTCATCAGCATACAGAGGTTATACTCGTTCGGCCGGAATCCGTGCAGGCCGTCGATGCCACAGCAAGTCATGCTGTCACCCATTGCGCGGAGCCGGTTCTCTCCGCTGTAGAATTTCAGGCCGTACCGATGGCACTCCGCCTTGATGGCCTCAAAATCATGCCGCAGGCGGGGCAGCGGATAGCAAAAGTCGCCGCCGATTTTCGTCATGCCGGGTTTGGCCTTGAAGAACTTCATGCCCTCCACGATGACGCCGTAGGCTCCCGCCTCCGCGATTCTGGGGATGTTCTTCATAACGTCGTGGAACACCTCGGGCATATACGGCTGAATGCGGACGATGGTGCGCTGCACTCTGGCCGATACCGTCTTGAGGATGGCGAGCCGCTCCTCGTAGCTGGGCGTCCCGCGTTCGAGGCGGTCGTACTTGCTGCACACCATGCTGATTTGCAGCACACAGTTGCACTGCGCCAGCAGGTCGAGGTACTCCGGGTCCGCAATGAGGCGGCCCTTTGTGCTCACCACAAACGGGTATTTCGTCTCCGCCAGCAGCTTGAGGCACTCGTAGCTGGCGCGAATCTGCTTCTCTACCGGCTGGAACGGGTCACTCATGCCGCCCCAGTGGATAGGGATGTTCCAGTCGCACCACTCCGTTTCGTTGCCGCGCTTGCCCTCGATAAAGGAGCGCAGGCCGTCTACGCTTTCGTCGCGCTCGATGTGGCTGATGTCGTTTTTCTTCTGCGCGAAGCAGTACCGGCAGCCGTGCGAGCAGCCGCGATAGGTGTCGAAACGCACAGGCAGGTTGCAGAGAATAATCTGGCTCCCGCATTTGCAGCCCATTAAATCTCACCTCTAATCTTCTGGACAATGACGGCTACAAGGTCCTCTTTGCCGTTGTCCTTTATGTACTCTTTCAGGACGTCGCGGTCCTCCGCGCTGAACTTGAGCGAGATGTTGAACGTCTCCTCGATGCTCTTGAGTTCGCTGTCGAGGAAGTCGCCGTCTACGAGGGCGTCCACGTTGTTTTCGAGGGCCTCGATTTCGTACAGGTCGAATCCTGTCTCCGGGGCCGCGTCGCCGAGGCCGTCCAGCAGCTCCTTGAGCTTTACCTCGTCCCATTCGCCGGTCACTTTGTTCATGGCGATGTTGAGCTGCTTCTCTGCGGTCTCGTCGAGGTCAACCACGGACACGTCCACCTCGGTGACGCCCTCGTTCATAAGGACGGTGAGTCTCTGGTGGCCGGACACGACGCGGTTGGTGCGTCTGTTCCAAATGACAGGAACGACCATGCCAAACCGCTCAATGTTCCGCTTGAGCTTCTCGTACTCGTCATCACCGGGCATCAACTCCACGCGAGGGTTGTACTCCGCGCGCTCCATGTCGGCGATTCTCTTTTTGATAATTTCCATCAGATAAGTCCCTTTGCCTTGTTCACGAGCAACTGCGCCAGTTCAACCTTGCCTGCGGGGTTCTCGTCAATGTACTTATCCATTGCCTCATGCACCTCCTCGGGCAGGGTGAACGTCATGGTGTAGCTTGTCGGCTCGCTCTTGCCGGTGTCGGAAAAGTCCTCGTTCAGCAGATCCTCGATGTGGTCGTATGTCACCTTGAGGGCGTCGAGTTCCCAGTCCTCGAAACCAGTGAGGGCCATTTCGTCCTGCTCTTTCAGCTCGTCCAGAATCGCGGTGAGCTTTTCGTTGTCCCACCGGCCGGAGATTTTGTTGAGCGAGACGTTAAGGATGCGCTCCTCCTGTTCGTTGAGCTCGACCTCGACGACTTCGACCGTCTTGTAGCCCTGCTCCACCAGCACCTTGAGCCGCTGATGGCCGCCTACGATGTTGCCGGTGGTCCGGTTCCATACGATGGGCTCAACATAGCCGAAAGTCTCGATGCTCCGGGCCAGCTTGTCGTACTGCTTGTCGCCCGGTGCGAGGTCTTTCCTCGGGTTGTAGTCCGCCGGATGGAGGTCGCTCACCGGCAGGGTGATAATTTTCATCTGCCGTTCCTCCACGACCCTTTTCGGGTCTATAACACATAAAAAAATAAGGACCGCCCGGAGTCGGGCGGTCCTTTGTCAAGAAGGGGAATTTATTATGATGCCAAGAAATTGTCTCTGTGCGCGGTTTTACCGCCTACATTGTATCTCAGACCTTGCGCCCTGTCAATGCCGCGTTTATGCCCCAGAACGGGTCGTTTCGTTGCATAGTTAAGCCTTCTTGATGCCGTCGATGCCGAAAATCAAGGCCGACAGCGTAGCACAGGCTGCGTCCACATCCTTGTAGACTGTTCTCTTGTCGATGCTTTCCATCTCTGCTACGGCGGCCGGAGAGAGGGGCCGGTCCCGCAGATACAGGGCCTCGATAACGCGGTAGTGCCTCTGTTCGGCCTCGTCCAAACTGTTCCCGCATACCGCCTTGTAGATGTCGAGCATCCGGTTCACATGGCGCATAATAATCTGCGTCCGGGCTGCGGACTTCATGATGCTTTCTACTTTGAGGTCGTCCTCAAGCAGCTCGTCCAGTGCCTCCACAATTTCTTCAACGCTCTCCTCGCCGGTCGCTGCGCTGGCCGCGTCGTATACTGCATTGGCACAGTTGGCATTAAGCGTGGTATAGTTACGCAGCAGGAGCTTTGTGTTACGGAATCTCCGGTCGCTGCGGCTGTCCCGGAACTTCTTGCGCTCCTGCTCCACGGCCTTGATGCTGGCCTCCGCTCCGAGGCGGGCAGCGTCCGTCACAGCGGCTTCTACGCTCTCCTGTATCTCTTTCCCCAAGATGGCTCGAACGGCAGCAACAGCCGCCTTTGCCGCCACCTCTGCGGCCATTACCACAATTTCTTTTTCAGTCATTATGTTCCTCCTCGGTAACACCCGGAAGCTCGTCGAGCAAGGCTTTGGAAATTTTCTTGAGTGTCTCACAGGCAGTCGCCACTTCGAATGCGGAGACCCCGCTTTTCTTCATGGCCTCTGCGAGCTTGCCCGCGCTGTCCTCCGTGATGGGGACACCCATAAATGAGAATATCGGTTTTTCCATGTTCGGCTGCTCCCTCCGTATTTCGTTCACCAGCATAAAGCGTTCCGGCGTCGTCCAGTTCATCAGACGGCTCAACCTGCACACGGCCGCGCGCCACTCGTCCGTCTCTGGCTTCGTCCCGTAGGACATCCCGCAGAACGCCGTGAGCACGTCGCTCGCGCACGAGAGCTGGTCGATGTCGTCCATCGTGGGGATGTCCCGCAGCAGGTCCGGGGTAAAGCCCGGGCCAAACCGTACCGCGTATTCCTTGAGGTCCGGCTCCGTGACATAGCTCCGGCCGTACCGCTGCTTCATGCTGCGCCAGACTGTCCACGGGATTCTGTACATCCGTAGCCCGTCGAATGTGGCGACGATGAAGCAGTGCGCGCCGAGGGCTTCGTAGGAATCGAGCTTTTTGGCCTGCTCCGGGAGAACGCGGTCTTTGTTCAGCCTGCCGGTCCCGGTGCTCTTTGCCTCGAACATCACCGCGCGGCCGCCGAGCATGACGCCCTTGAAGTCTGGTTCCGCCTTTTTGGTGTAGACTGCGCGGAACTGGCCTGTTTTGTTCGGCTGGCTTACCGGCCGCATAGGCTCCGGTGTCTTGCTGATGTCCGCGCGGCCTGCCTCCGCCAGCCGGGTGCAGGATGCCTCGATTCTCTCCTCGAGCTGCCCGCCCTGCGCGCGGCTCCGTGCTCCCTGCAATGCCCGGAGCGGGTCCTTTACCGCGCCGCTCATTCGAGGTAGCCCTGCTGGCGGGCGAACTCTTCGATTTTGTAGGCGGTCGCGCTCTTGATGCCCTTGCACTCTCCGGCGTTGAGCTGCTCGAGGAGCTGTGGCAGGGTCTTGCCCGGGGCTGGGGCTGCTGCGCGCTGGGCCTCCGCTTCGGAGTAGCCGGTGTTGTAAGCCTCCTCCCGGATGTGGTCGATATGCTCCACGAGCTTCTCGTCGGTCATCTTGCGCAGCTTCACCGCACGCTCATGTACGTTCTTCTCCTCGCCGGTCATCCGACAGTTTCTTTTCTTCACTGGTTTTCCTCCCTTTCCAAACGCTTGCACCGGCCGTTGTTGTAGGCCATGCACTTCTTTTCCGAGCACCAGCCGAAACGCTCTGTCGTAATCTCGGTACGGCTGGTCCATGAATAGCTGACCTCCCGCTTGGTGCTTTTCTTGTACGGGCAAAACATACCGTCATCGCTCATTGTGCTGCCTCCTCTCAAAGATTCACATGGAGCGGCTGCCCGGTCGCAAGTTGCCGGTGAACGAACTCCCGCTCGAGGCAGTTGCTCACCATAACAAGGGCTTGCAGCTCTCCGGGGAGAATCTTGCTGTCAAGGTAGAGCCGCTCAATTTCCGGTTCCCGTGCGTGGAGTTCTCGGATGGCTGCCTCCGCGTCCTCCCATTCGGTCAGGTCGTGCAGCTCTCCGAGTGCCTTGTCGAACTCACTCTTTTCCGGCATTGTCGTCCTCCTGTTTTGACGCCTCTTTGTCCAGATTGTCCTTGAGGCGGTCGAGCTTGTCCCATACGATTTTCGTAATGTTCACCAGCTCATGGGGGTTAAAAATTGCAAAGAGCTGCACCAGCATGATGAAAACATCGGCGATTTCCTCCTCGATGTTCGAGCACACCTCCTGCGTCTCCCTGTTGAACGGGGTATCATACTTGCGCTTGCACTCTTTGAGCTTGCAGAGGGCCTTGGTGAGCTCCGACATTTCCTCCACGGCCTTGGTGAGCTGGGCGTCTTTACCATAAGTGCCGATGGCACGGTCGATGGTCCGCAATCCCTCCGGCATAATCTCCGGGATTCCTGCGTCCTCGTAGTTCTTGAGCCTGTCGCGCAAGGAGGCGAGAGCCCACGAGAGGGTGTAATGCTCCGCCAGCAGACCCTCGATGGTCTCCGGGCCGTCGAACAGGTGCTCCGTCAAGGTCATATCGAACTCCTCCGGCGTCCCCTCAGTGTCAATGTCCGCGTCGTGTGCCTTGATAAGCTGCTTCATGTAGTCGTTGAGGCTGATGTTCCGGCTGGGCATCTGCACCCAGCCATCCTCGCCGCGCACGAACAGGTTGAGGGACTGCTCATAATTCCCATCCGGGGTGTCGGTCGTCATTCTTCTCTGCGGAAACATAAATTTTGTCCTCCAATTTTCAAATTTGATGGTTAAAGATTGAAATGCGCTTGAATCATTTTCAAGTTTCGGGGTTAGATTTTGCTTTATCGGTTCTGCTGTTCCACCTTTGGATGTCGTCTGGCGTGTCGAGAAAAAACATCCCGAATCCCAAAACGCAATCAGGCGTTTCGGGATGCTTCCAATACGTAATGCCGATATTACTACTTATCGCTTCACCGGTTTCGGTATTGACGACCTCCCTTTTTTCTGCAATGCGGCACGGATTCGCTCCGCAAAACGGGCAGGGCAGGATTTCTACTTGTCTTTCTTTCATGCCTGCCCATCCTCCGTGTATTTATTGTCGTAGAACATCCCGTCTTGCCCGATGGAAAAATCTTCATCTTCCCAGTATGCGCCGCAACCGTTTTCACAGGCCGCTACGCTCTCGCTTAGTTCTCCGCTTCTGGATACATAGCGTTTCGGAACTTTTCCATCTTTTCGGATTGTGTAGTCCCGTGCGTTCTGGTAAAATTCCGAATAAATAATTTTCCCGCCACACCTCGGGCATCGGCCCCGAATGACTCCATTCACGTTTCATCCTCCTTTTTTTGTTTTCTTCAACTGGCGGCCGCACTCCGGGCAGAAGTTCAGCGGCCGTCTTTTGTGAGTGTAGGTTGAGGCAAGCCCGCAGCCCTTTCTGAGGGTTCTCTCATAAAGGCAGACGTAATACTTTGTGTATAACTCTCTGCCGGTCTTTGGCCTGTGCTTCTTGCTCCACTCGTAATCTTCGCAAAATTGGCAGTTCATACGCTTTCCTCGATTACTTTGAGGTCATAGCCCCCTTTACAAACTTCAAAGCGCGTTCTTTGAGCGGGATGCGCCAGCAGAGCCTCCCTTTCCCGGCGTTCAGATTGGATGTCACCAGCATAACGCCGACGACCTCGATTTCGTCGCACTCTTGGTGCTTCACTCGCCCGGCCTCGTGCCCGAGGAACTCCGCCTCTTTGGGCTCGTCCGCCATAACCGAAACGGCGAAGTAGCAGGTGGAGTTCTCTGTCCTGCCCTCTAGGAACACATCATATCTCGGCATTCATGGCCTCCTCAATATCATCAAAACTGACCTGTCCGGGAAGTACGCCATCCTCAATCCACCAATGAAAAACGTCTCGCCCTGTTTCCCAGTTGTCCGAGAATATCTTTCCTCCGTTCTCGACGCACTGTTTTCGAGCCTCCACCATCCTGTCAAACGCTGAAATATACATTTTCTCATACGCGGGCCAGCGAACGAACTCGCGTTGCCGCCCCCCCTTGCCAGCCATAGGACATCCGACGCATCCAACACGTTTTTGTCCTTCGCAATACAGCGGATTGACAGGGAGGTGTTCGGCGTTCATGTAGTCCCACACATTTTCATCAGACCAGTCAACAATCGGGTTGACTGTCATCTTTCCCTTGAGGGCGCAAGTTTCAAAAAGCTGTCGCTTTTCGCTGTTGTCCGCCATCATAACAATTCGCTTTTCTTTATCGCGGTGGTTAATTTCCATAATCCCACGATTCAGCTTTCTTTGTGTCGATTCAGCCCATCTCACCCCTGTTGCGATGAATCTATTGTGTCCCGTGGTCTCTTTCAAAACCGCGCAGCAGTATCTCATAATGCGCGTTGGTGGGACGAGCTTCTGCGGTATAAGCGTCCACATAGACACCGGCTTTCCCTTGTACGTCGGCATGATTATGGTGCATTTTATCCCGCGTTCTTCGAGCTCTTTGAACTGGTCCCGGATGAAATAGACTGTCTCTGGCGCATCTGCGGTAGTGTGGCTGTTGACAACTTCAAAATTGATTCCAGCACGTTCAGCCAGTGCCACAAGCACCTGTGAATCCTTGCCGCCAGAGTATGTTATCATTAACGGTTTCTTGTACCGATGCTCGGACAGCCGTGCGGCGTCTTGCAACCGAGCGATAGCAAGCTGCTCTTTATCCATTGGTGTCCTCCTCGTATTGGTGGACATCGACGAAGATGGCTTTCTTCCACGGGAGCGCGTTGTACGCCGCCCGCGTCTCCTCCTCCGTCATGTTGTCCACCAGCTCCGGGTCATAGCGTTCGTAGAGAACGTCGTTCATCTCGCAAATGTCGTCCTCCCGGTAGTAGGTTCTCTCTCTGCCGATGACGAACTCCTGAACCGCGCTCTCTCCCCATGAGCCAAGCCAGCAGTAATACTCGTCGCCGCTGACCACATCCCCATCTACACAGGGGATGACCGGGAGCTCCGGGTTTGCCTGCATAAGCTCGAGGAGCTGCGCGAGCTTTTCGCTCTGTTTCATGTCATTCCATCCTTTCTCTTCCGGGGCTCCGCCCGGGTTGCTTTCTGCTCAGCGGCCTTGTGCCATACATAGGCCGCAACAACTATTACTGACAAGGCGACGGCCGCAAAGGAAAGCCAGTAAGTTAAGGTTTCCAGCAGGTCGTCAAGCTCTAAAAGAACCTCGTACACAGTCACCGCTCCTTTACCTGAATTTCTTCTTGAAACTGCGCACGATGGCCCGGTGCGTCCACCTCCGGCAGTAGGGGTTTCGGACGCTCCCGTCGTACTCCTGTTTCATCTTCTGGTATGCCGCCTTGTTCTCCGCGTACCGTTCGCAATGGTCGTGGCATCCCGGGTGTCTGTCCGGGCACTCTTTCGGGCAGATAGTCATAAACCGAGCATGACGCTGGCCCGTTTCCGGGCGGCTGTCATGGTTTCGTCGTACTTCGCCGCGCTGTACACCGCGAGCGGAGCCACGGTCTGCGCAGCTCTGGCCCTCCTGAATATCTCCGAGTAGACAGCAGCCGTCTCGTAGATGCTGGGGCCTCTGCCCGTGGCCGAAAGCATTCCTTTGCGGTCGTCGGTGTCCGTGACCTTGAGGTCCTCCTTGAGGGCGTCCTGCACACACCGGCGCAGCTTATCCAGAGCCCATGCCTCGTCCTCTTTCGCCCACTCGAGGTACTGCTTGTAGTTGTTCATAGCGTTCTGCTTGAGGCGCGCCAGCCGGTCTTTCCCGTAGCCGAATGTCTCGTGACAGGTGGCGGCCATGACGAGCCACGCGATTTCTGCGCCCTGATTGCTCGCCATGCGGAGCTGCTCCTCTTTGCGCCCTCTCGGTGCGCGGTCTACGGGCAGCCGGACTTCAAAATCACAGATGCCTTTGAGGTTCTCCCTCATGGCGTCCGTTGCGGTCTTGCTGCTGCCGTAGAGGATGGCGGTCTGGTATTTCTTCTCAAAGGCGTCCATCTCGTTACAGGCCCGCAGGAGGCGGGATGCGCCTATGCCGTCGTCTTGATGCATGGAGACGACGATGCACCACATAAAAAGCTGGGCAGAGCGGTCGCGCTGGTCCTCACGCTCCTGCCGGATGTTGTGTGTCAGTGCTTTCATCATCCGGCCCTCCTCACATCGTGTAGCAGCGCTTGACCGGGTCCCATGTGAGCCTTGGGATGCTCCGTCCGCAGACGCAGGAGAATTTCTGGTTTGTGATTTCGGCGTCCTCGATGTTCGTCCGGCCGTAGCTCGTTTTCTTGCAGTCCGGGCAAGTGTACTCGAACCGCGCCAGCGCGTCCAGAGGAATTTTCGCGCCGCACTTCCGGCACTCGTGAGCTACCTGCGGTTCGCGCAAGAACTGTACGAACTCGTCCTTGCATTTCGGGCAGCGGAGGAACATGAGGCCCTTTGCGCCGACGGGCGGGAGCCAGCTTACCGGCTTCTCGGGGGGGGGCTTTCTTATCAGGCGTGGAAACCACCGGGGTCTCCTGCTGCGGCTCGCCGGGGACGTTCTTTGCCGTCTCCTGCGCGCTGTCGCCGTCGTACAGTGTCGTGGTCTTGGCGATGGTCTCGAGCGTTTTGAGCGCGGTCCCGAGTTCTGCGGGGCTCTTACCGGTCAGCGTAACGCTCACATCCGGTTCTCCCTGAAACTTGAAAATTTCCATTGAGACTTCAAACTTCGTACTTGCCATGTTGGTTATGCCTCCTGCTTCTTTTCTTCTTGAGTGATTTCAAGCTGCTTACAACGTGTAAGCATCATCCACTCGAGCGAGGACCGGTACTCCTGAACCAGCTCCGCAGAGCCCGCAAAGCACCGTCCGGCGTACCGCCATGTGCTACCCTGCTGCTTGAACGTCAGGTACGTCGGCAGCCTGCGTCCGTTGACGTCCTTTGCGGTGCTGATTTCTCCGCCCGCCTGCAGCAAGCCCGCACGGTTTGTACGAGGAGGAAGGACATTCAAGAAATAGTCCAGCATTTCGCCGTCAACCTCGTCCCCCACTTCGAGGTAGTCCTCAACGCTTGGCAGGCAACTTTCCTGCCATCCGGAAAGCGTCTTGAGGCCGGTCCCTCTTACCTCTGCGCGCTTCTTCAATATTTCGTTTGCGACAGTCATCATCTGGGCGTCACTCAGGCGGACCGCAAAACCGTTGTCGAGGTAATGGTAGATGTTTCCGCACTCTACGAGTATCACAGTAGTCTCGAGGTTTGCCACAGGCTTTCCATCGCTCTTACGGATAACAGGAACGGCGATTCTCTCCATGTTGTTCCGCCCGCCCTTGTTGTATTGAATCTGGTCGAATGCAAATTTGTGCTCATTGATGCGGTAGTCGCGGTAATGAACTTCTTCATCCGAGTGCAGCAAATCCAATGTAAACGATTTCATTCTCTGATTTCCTCCTCAAACATAATCGGCATACCGGGTGCTAATGCTCTGCACCCACTCTTTGTCCAGCTTGTCGAGGTAAGTACTCCACGCCTCCTCGTAACCGTTCCACCACCATTTCCGGCTCTTGAGGGCCACTATAAGCTGCTGCCGGGGCTTCATAACGAACTTGATGTACGCCCGGTCGCCCATCGTGTAGGCGACGAGATTCTCGTCCTCGAAAAACTTCTGCCGGGTCAGGTTTGCGAGTTTGCCCTCCTTCCCGGCCGCATAGAGCTTGGCGATGACGCTGTTCTTGCGCCAGCGGTACTTTTCATGGAGCTTCTCATAATACTCAATGAAGAGCTCCGGGTCCTTGTTGGCGAGCTCGCACAGGCTCGCGGTAGGATTAAGCGTCGGCCGCTCGATGCAGAATTTGATGTCATCGACCAGCCGGGCAATTTCCTTGGCGTCCTTGTCCTCGATTCGGCCCTGACATACTTGCTCCTGCAGGCCGTTGAACCACTCCACGAACTCGGAGGAAAGGCGGAGAATGGTGTCGCTGTGGTCCAGCTGCTTCGCATTGTACCGTGCCGGTCCGGCTACGGCCACGCTCACATGGGCTGCTTCGTGGCGGAGCTGCTCGCTCCACCGGGTATAAATCTGGTCCACGATTTTCTGCTTGCGGGCGTCCGGGATGTTCCAGCTCATAACTTTCTGGCAGTAGACCTCGTACTCGTGGGCCGAAATGTCGCCGCGCTGGCCGCCCATGCTGTTGCTGTTCGCCCGATGAATGAGGCTCTTGTCCAACTCCTTGATTTTTACCTCACTCATGGTCGGCCTCCTGTGGAGCCTGCACAAGCTCGTAATCAGAGACCTGCTGCGGGTCAAGTGGGGCCGTGTACTCGATGTAGCCCCACGCGGGCCGGTCGATGTCCTTGCAGTACGTCCGGCCCTCCTCGAAGTTGACGATGGTGGTGATGCTCTCTCCCGGGTCTTTCGGGAACGGGATGCCGCCCACCATCAGCGGGCGGAGGGTGCTGTAATACCTGTAAGCCATAATTTTCTTTCTTCCTCCTGTAATTCAAATGCGAGCTCGTCGAGCTCTTTTTGGATATCCTCTGCATCTTTGGCCAGCCTCCGCGCGCCCGGCACATCCTGTCTGCCGTTCGCTCTTGCCTCAACCCACATTTCGATATGCTCGTCCGGGTCAAAGCTGTCGGAGTATTCCAGAATCTCGTCCGGGAAGTTCTCGACTTTCACGCAGACGATGAAGTCCTCTCCGGCCGGTGAATACCACTCGACCTCCACGCGACCGTCGTCTGTGTAGCTGCTGACACTCCACTCGCGCTTCTCGAGAATGTCCAAATATTCCTGTCTCAATTCAGGCATTTCGTCTGCCTCCTCCTGCTCTGTAATCGGCCCACGCCATTGTGATGACCGTTGAGACCTCCCGCAGGCGGCTTATGATGGCCCGGGCTTTCGTGCCGTCGCTGCCTTTTGGGGTCAGGGCTCTCACCAGCTCGTCGGCGTTGTAGTTCGTCGTGATGATGGTCGGTTTCATGTCCTCGTACCGGTCGTTGAGGATGGAGTAGAGGGTGCTCACGCTCCAATCGGTACACTGCTCTTTCCCGAGGTCGTCCACAATGAGCAAATCGACCGTTTTGTACGCTTTGAGTATCTCGTACTCGGTGGCGTCGCTGTTGTCGAAAGCCTCCTTGATGTCGGCCAGTAGGTCGCCGGACGTCTTGCAGACGACCGGGACGCCGCAGCCTATGAGCTGCAAGGCAATGGCGGCCGCGAGGTGCGTTTTGCCGGTCCCATAGGTTCCCTCTATGTAGAGGCCCTCGCCGTGCTCTGCGCGTTGCGGAAAGCTGTCCGCATAGGCTTTGGCCGTGTCGTAACACCTCCGCCGCTCCGGGGTGTCCCGAATGAAGTTGGCGAACGTCCGCTGCTGGAAGCGTTTCTTGATTCCGCTCCTGCCGAGCAGCCTCTCGATTTTGGCGCGCCGTTTGGCCTGCGCTGCCTCTTTTTCGGCCTCCGCCTTTTGTCTGGCCTCCTCCGCGTCCGCCTCCGCCCATTTGGCTTTCGCCCGGTCGCAGGTGCATCTCTGTGGGAACGGGGCAAACATGAGGACCGTTCGGCCCATCACAAGAGCTTCATGGTACAATTTCCGGCCGCAGAACTCGCACTCGACCGGCTCCGGGATGTTCTGCTGGCAGTTGTAGCCGCCCGCCAGAACGTCCGCGCTCGTCGGCCGCCGGCGCTGGGCTGCCTCAACCGAACGAGCCGAATCCGCCGGATGGAGTGAATCCAGCATAGCCGTCAGCGTTTCCACGCTGCTCACCTCCTGTGTAGTCGTTCAAATAGCCTTTTGCATTGAGCCAGCTTGCCGGGTTCGGCGTGAATTGCCGCTCCCGGAACCGGCTGTCGTATTTCTTTGCGGCCTCAACTGCCGTGATGATTCTGTCGGTCGCCGCATCGTCCGGGTCGATTTTTGCCCACGCGCGCTCTGCCGTGGCTCGGTCCACCTTTTTGGGGTAGGCCGCATAGAACCGGTCGAATCGTTTGGCCTGTTCCGCCGAGAGGCTCCCGGCCTTGCGCCGGGGGGCTTTTGGCTTGTCGCGTTCCTCCGGCGCGGGCTCCGGTGCGGCCGGTGGCGTCTCCTCCACCTCTGCGGCCGCTGCGGGTTCCTGTGCAGGGCTTTCCACCCTGCGGCCGGGAAAGTTATCAACCGACGGTTTTGTCGGTGCTGCGGTGCGCTTAGAGTAAAGCTGGCGGAGGTTCTCGAGTAGGGACTGCGCCCAAACGACGCGGCAGTTCTCCCACAGTTCCTTGTCCACCTTTCCCATAGAGGCGAGCGTGTTCAGGATAGCCTCCGCCGTTTCGGCCGTAACTCCGGTGACTGCGAGCAGGTACTCCCAGCCCATTTTGTCCCAGCAGTCGTAATACTGGCCGTCTGCCGCGCAAAGAAGTTCGAGCAGCTTAAACCAAAAGGCATACCCATCGTTCCCCCAGTTCTTCTCGAGGATGAACTTCGTCCGGCTCTTTTCCCCGACGTAATGGGGGAAGTAGTCGGCGGTCTGCCTGTTGCTTCTTCCCAAGTCTCGCACCTCCTTTCTGCTGGTGATTTCAAGAGTAGATGACCTTGCTGCCCTCCGCCGTCTTTACGACGTCAACGGACTGCGGGAAACGGGCTTTCATCTCCGGGTCGTGGGTGATAGCCATAATCTTGAGCGAGGAATACCGTTTCTGGATGGCCTCGAGGGCGTCGCAGTATGCCTGTACGCCCTTGTCGTCTAGGAACGGCGGCTCGTCAATAAACAGGAATCCGAGCTGCACTCCTGCGGTGCTGCTCTTGAGCTCCGCCAGCGCAAGGATGACCGAGAGGGCCGCCTTAACGCGCTCGCCGCCGGAACGGCTCATGTAGGGCAGGGCTCCGGTCGCCGCATCGTTCACGATGATGTCCAGCGCGGTGACCTCTTTCTTGCTGTTGCTCTTGAGGGTCTTTTCCATGCGCATCTCGATGCTCATGTGGCCGCCGGACATCTGGCCGATGATGCTCGTCGCGGTCGCCTCGAACAGCGGGACGATGCTGCGGACGATGTTATGCGGGATGCCGTCCTGAGAGAAAGCCCGCTTGAGCTCCTCGTAGTCGGCCGCAAGCTGGCCCTGTTCCGTCGCCTGATGGCGCAGGACTTCGAGCTTTGCCTCCGCCGCCTCGATTTCCTCCATCTGCCTGCGGCTGTGTCCGGCCTGCTGGTCCAGCTCACCAATACGGATGTTGTCCACCGTGAGGGCCGCATCCGCCTCTGCGTACTGTTCCTTGAGCTCGTCCACACCGGCCTGCGCCTTTGCGAGGGTCGCAATCTCCGCATTGATTCCGTCAATCGCCGTCCGGGCCTTTTCTGCGTAGGTCAGGAGCTCCGTGAGACGGGTCTGTGCTGCGCTCTTTTTAGCCTCCGCTGCCGGGAGCAGCTTTTCCAGTTCGATGTATCTCTTGACGTCCGAAAGCTGTGCTTCAATGCTGGCGAGCTCTGCTGCGTTCTGCCGGAGCTTTTTCAGTTCGTCCTCAACGACGAAGCGGTCGGCCTCGCGGCTCTCGATATCGGCCGGGATGGTTTCCAGTTCCTCGTCGATGGCCTTGATGCGCTCTTTAACTTCTGCGAGGCGTTCTTTCTGCGCCGTCAGCTTTGCGAACCGCTCCGAGGCTTTCCGCAGGTCTGCAACGAGGAACCGCTGGGCCTGCAAGTCCTTGCGGCAGTTGAGGTTCTCCGCCTTTTTCTTTGCGGCCCGATACTCAGCGTCGAGCTGCTCTGCGCGCTCCTCGGCCTGCTGCCGGTAGGTTTCCAGTTCCGTCTCAGCAATAGGCAGTTTCTTTTTGGCCTCCACTGCATCCTGCAGGAAACGGCACTCCGGGTTCTCGACCGGGCATCCGCAGGTTTCAAGCATGATGGCCCGGGAGCGGATATGTGTGACCTCGCTCTCTTTTATGCCGAGCCATGACTGTATCCGCGCGGTTTCTGCGTTCTTGGTTTGGAGCAGCTTCACGGCCTCTTGGTCTGCTGCGAGATACTGCTCGTCCTGTTCTTCCAGCGCGGCGAGCCGTTCGCTCGCTCCTGCGAGGTCTGCCGCTTTCCGCTCGAGCTCCTCGTAATCCGCGAGGGCCTGCTCATAGCTCCAACACGTTGCCTGCGCAGAAAGTTTTTCGGCCTCGAGACTACTTTTCTTTTTCCGCTGGGTGGAGAGCGCGGCCATAACGTCCCGCAGCTTTTCTTCCTTGGACTGAATCAGGGCCGCCGTTCCCAGCAGCTCCTCCCGCCGTGCGGAAAGTTTTCCGTAGCTCCGGCTGCCTGCCTCAACCTCATCGCGCTTATCGAGGAGAGCCTGTGCATCAGAAATCTGCGCTCTGCAAACCGCCTGTGCGCTGGCGTTCGCGTTTTTCTCTGCAATCCACGAGCCGAGCTCGCTGGTGAGCTTTTCCGACCGTTTCTGCGCCTGCTTGGCAATGTCGAGCTTTGTCTGCGCCTCGCTCATGGCCTTTGTATGGATGGCCCTGTCTGCTACCGCGCTGGCCTTTTCGATGGCCGTCTTGTTCATGGCTGCCTCGACTGTTGCCTTGTCCGGCATCGCTCGGCCGGTCTCCTCCTGCAAATCCGCGATGCGCCGGAGCTCCCGGTTGGCGTCCGCTGCCCGGTTGGCCGCCATGCTCTCCATGCGGTCATAAATGCCGAGGCCGAGGATGTTTCCGAGAATCGCCATGCGGTCCGCCTTGTCGGCCTGCAAAAAGAGGCCGTACTGGTCCTGCATGATAAGGCCGGTCGCCTTGAGCGTCAGGCTGTCCATTCCGATGGTGTTCTCGATGATGGCCTGCGTATCGCGGTATTTCTCCGCGCTGCGGTTCTGCCAGCTCTCGTCCACATACTCGGAGAGATTCAGCGTCGCCTTGCCGCTCTTTGTGCGGGTGCGGGTCACGCGGTACAGCTTGTCGCCGAGGTAAAACGTGAACTTGATGGAGCCGCTGCGGGCATCCGGGTCATTGCAAATCCATCCCGTGAGGTCTCCCTCTCTGGGCTCCTCGAAAAGGGCGTCCAGCATGGCGTCCATGAACAGGCTGGACTTACCTGCGCCGTTCTCTCCGTTGATAGTGGCAAAGGAAATGCCGTCGTAGCTGAACAGCTCGTCGCGATAGTTGCGGTAGTTCTTGACCTCAATCTCCACCGGCATAAACACGCCGGTCGGGGTCTCAAGACGGCCTTTTTCCATTGCCTCTGAGATAATCGGGCGGGCCAGCTCAATGATGCGCTGGGCGTCCTCCGGGCTCTTTTCCTTTTCGGCGAGGTACTCCGCGAGGTTCTGCTCCGGGCTATTTTCGCCGTGGAGCTCGTCGCGGTTCACACTTGTCGTGATTTCCTCCGGCGTGATTTCGGAGACGTAGAACACGCCGCCGTCATAGAGCCTTTTCTCGAGGATGGCTTTGTTGAAAGCCTTGTTTGTCTCGTCCGAACAGGTATAGAGAACGCGGACGATTTTTCCCTTGAGGCGGTCAGGTACAACAACCCGCTCCGCACTCAGCATTGCGCGGACGTCGTCCTCTCCGAGGCGGATGGTCTCGAACTCCCGGTAGGGCGTTTCGACGTACTCGCTCCATGTCTCCCCGTCGTCGTCGATGTCGTGGATGTAAAAACCTCGCGGCTGATTCTCGTCGTTGAAGTTGAGGCCGGTAATGCTGCCGCAGTAGAACACCGCGCGGCCTGCCTCCGGGAGCTGCTGCGGCCGGTGGATGTGACCCAGTGCTACGAGGTCGAAGTCTGCGGCTTTCAGGGTGGCGGGGTAGATGACGGGCTCGAACTGTGCAAAGAGTGCGGTCTGTCCACTCTCCATGTTGCATCCCGGGACGGTGAAGTGCGTGGACAGGATGCTCGTCACTCCGGGCTCGCACTGTGCCTTGAGACCGAGGACGACCTTTGCCAGCTCGTCTGTAAACACCTGCGTCTCCTCCTCCCGGGAGAGGCCCGGGTGCGCTGCCCGGTGTACGCCACGGTCAAAGCCCGGAATACAGGCCACATCTACGCGCTGCCCGTGGTAGGTGTGGATGTGGAGCACCTCCGGCTCCGTTACAACGCTGACCGAATCGTCGCCATAAAAGGCTGTCGCCAGCATCTCGAACTGCTCCTCGCTGTCGTGGTTCGGCGTACCGCGCAGCACGACGGTCGGGGCCACGTTGGAAAGTCGCCGGATGTGGTCGATGGCCGTCCGGCTCTCGCGGAGGCCTCTATCCGACCACACACGGGCCTGATGGAAGATGTCGCCGGAAACGACGATAAGGTCCGGCCGGTGCTCCTCCGCGTACATCGCCTGAAAATCGAGGCAACGGCAGATGTCCTGAAAGCGGGCGTTCTGGCCGTTGACCTCCGGCCCGGGGAAACTGCCGATGTGCCAGTCGCCGGTGTGCAATACTTTCAGCATTACATACCCTCCTTGAGAATCTCCTTGATGATGTCGTCGAGCTTGCCGCGCCGCGCTGCATCTGCGCGAGACTTTGCGCCCTGAATATTCCGCATTTCATCTTCGGTCGGGACCTGTGCAGAGCCTTTATGGCCGGAGCTGATGCTGTACGAGATGTAGTCCAGTGCGAGTTTTGCGAGTTCGGTGCGGTCCGGGCCTTTGAAAGTCCCGATAAGGCGGTGGAACCGCGCGCCGTTCGTGATAAGGATGGTTGCGCAGAGCTGCGTCTCGTGAGGGAGCGTTTCGCTCTCCTTGACCTCAACCATCACCACATTGTCCGAATTGACGGCCACCATGCCGTCCTGCGAAAGAATCATCATAATCATTTCCTCCATGTATGGTTTCTCTGGCAGTCGCGGCAATATGCCACTCCGCCGAAATGCTTGCGGCTATACTCTGCCACGTCGAGACCAATCTGCTTACCGCAGTCTGCGCAGAACTCGCTGTCGCCGTTTCTGCCCTGCTGCCGGTTGCTCGGTGCGGTCTGCTGCTGGCGAGGCTGCTGCATCGGTCTCTCGGGCGACTGTTCCTGCTGGGGTTGCTCCTGCGCGGCCTCAAAATCCGGCTCCGGCTGCACATAGCCGTCGTCGTCATCGTCCACATAGACCGTGTGGCTGGTTTTCGGGCGGCTGCCGTACAGGTCATTCGCCGCGCCAAACATGGACTTTACCGCCTCCTCACGGACGGTCGGATTGTCAAGGTTCGGGACGAGGTAGGCCACAACGAAGGGCTTTCCGAACTCCTCGATAAGGTAACTGGACTTAATCTGCATCGCGGTGCGGAGGGCGCGGTTTAGAGCCTTGCTCTCGCACATCTCACTGCGGAACTTCATAAATTCTGCCCGCTGCTTCTCTGTCATCCCGGCCGTCACATCATCCACCGCAATTTCCTTATGGGCGACGATGGTGACGTTCTCGCCGGTGAGCTGCGGGACGCTGATTCGGACCTCGTGCTTGACGTCCTTGTTGGGGCAGCCTCCGCAGCGAATCGGCTTTCCGATGCTGCGGTTGACCTCCGCGCACTTCTGGCAGGTGGACGGGACGACCGGGCGGCTGGAAAGAATCTTGATGCCTGCGGCTCGCATGAGCTTGGTGAGGCCTTTTTTGGTGAGGGCGTACTTGGCCGGGGTCGCTTTGTGGACGTACCCCTTGCTGTCGCGCCACTCGTCCTTGGCTTTCTCCATCTCATAGATTTCGCCGTCATTGAGGTCGGTGCTGATTTTCACGGAGTTCATCACCGGCTTTTGGATGTCGGCAATCTCCGTCACAGTCTGCATCGGGACGAGGAGATTGTACTGCGCGGGCGGGTACTGCTGCGCAATGGTGAGCGCAGCGTGTTTGTTTTGTTCGTTCATGGTTCACGCTCCTGTTGACTTTTGATGTGGAGCGAGATACAATAGGCTTGTCCGACAAGAGGGTCGCGCTTTCGAGCGCGGCTCTTTTTTATGCCTGTGTATCC